CATTGTGTTTGGTTTTGGGGCAAGTATTGGTTCGCATATATTCCGAACCCAAAAGGAAAGATACTCGGTATCTCTAAGATTGGCCGTGTGGTTGATTACTGCTCCGCTCGCTTACAGATACAGGAGCGATTGGTACACGACATCGTAGATATGCTGAAAGAGGCTCTCGGTAGCGAATATCCACCACTTGGTATTGCTCTCGTTATGAAGGGACACCATTCTTGCAAAGAGTTTAGAGGCGCAAAGAAGAAGGGTATTATGACCTCTTCTTACCTTGAAGGTGCTTTTAAGGATGACCCACAAGTGAGGGCTGAGTTTATGAACCTCGTAAATGGCGACAAGTATGAAGGTTAAGTCAGTCAAAACACGAATCTTGGAGGAAGTTGGATTTCTGCTTCCTACCAAGAAACTTCTTTCCTCTAAGGAAAAGGTTGAAATTATGGAGCAGTTCTTGATGATGCCAGCGAGCCAGATAGTGACTTTGCAACAAGATGGACGTAAGTCATCTTTTGTGCATCAGATAGCAAAGCTGCTCTATAATAATAATCTTGGAGAGTACTTTAATGTACTGAAAATGTGCCGAGATATGGCAGCAGAGGAAGAAGAAAATAAAGGTGCTTTTCTTAAATAAAAGCTATTGTTGGGAATAAATTAGGAATAAAAGCTATTAATATGCCATTATCAAGAGATGAAAGCAAGCGTAAAAAACAGCTTGCAAACCTTGAAAAAGGGAAGTTTAAAAAAGGTGGAGTTGGCAACCCAAAGGGCAGACCACCCAAGCCTAAGACGATGTCGTTATTCATCGAGGAAATGAAGGAGAAGGGCTACGAAGCTCCTTCCTCTCAGATTATCGCAGAGTCTTTTCTGTATATTGCTGCGCTGCCTGAAGATGAATTAAAGGCGGTGTTGGCCGATAAGTCACGCCCGATGATGCAACGCATTATTGCAAAGGGAATACTTGATAAGAAAGGACTTGATGTACTCGAAAGGGTTATTGATAGAGCCTACGGAAAGATTCAGCGCATTGACCTTACAAGCAAGGGCGAGCAGATTAAACAAGACCCATTGCAAATACACGTTGTTACCAATAATGAAGAGTATCAGAAGATTCTCGCTGAGATTCAGAAAGAGAAGGAAAAGAAGGACGCTGAGCCAGACAGGACAGCAGAATGATAAAAGAAGCAGATAAAGGATAATATAGAAATGCCACACGTATATTTAGCAAAGAACTACATGAGGGTGAAAGCAGCGAAGGAAGCAGGGTTCACAACTTGCTCTCTTCAAGGTTCAAGCCGTAGTGCCAAGACGTATAGCGTTGTGCAATTCCTTTGTATGCTTTGCTTCAACAATGCTGGAACGACCGTTTCCATCATTCGTGCTGGTATGCCTTCCATTAAACGAACTGTCTATCGTGATTTTAAGGATATAATGCTCAACTTTGGTTGGTGGGATGATAAGTGCATGAATAAATCAGAGTTCGTTTATACTTTCCCTAACGGCTCTTGGATTGAGTTCTTCTCCACCGATAACGAGCAGAAGGTGCGTGGTTCTAAGCGTAAGATACTTTTCGTAAATGAGGCGAATGAGCTTTCTTTCATCGAATGGCAGCAGCTACAGATGCGTACCACGGAGTTCTCTATCCTTGATTATAACCCTTCCTTCTCAGAAGACCACTGGATAAATCAGGTGAATGAGGAGAAAAGCACTTATTGGTTTATATCAACATACAAGGATAACCCTTTTCTCGAACCAAAGGTTATCGCTGAGATTGAAAGCCTTAAATGGAAGAATCCGAGCCTTTGGCGTATCTATGGCTTGGGATTGCGCTCTATGGTTGAGGGCTTGATTTTTAAGAACGTGGTCATTGACGACTATATACCAGTAGAAGCGTACAGGCATCATTATCGTGGAATGGATTTCGGTTATGCTTCAGACCCAACCGCTATTATTGATGTATTTATATGGGGTAAGAATATATATATTGATGAGGTATGTTATCAGACCAAAATGCTTTCCTCTGATATTATTCGAGTATTGAAGGAGGATAAAAATAATACAGAGGTTATATCTGAGTGTGCTGACCCTCGATTGATAGACGAAATCTATAACGCTGGTATTGATATAAAGCCTGTTAAGAAATTCCATGGTTCTATTCAGGCTGGTATAATGAAGATGCTTGAATATACAATCCATATAACCAAACGCTCTACAAATATAAGGAGAGAGTATAATAACTATACTTGGCGACAGGATAAAGAAGGAAAGTGGCTTAATGAGCCTATAGATATGTATAATCACGCCATCGATGCATGCAGATATGTTGTCATGGAGAAGTTATTGGGCGATTATGGCAGCGGTATGCAAGCCGCCGATATTCTCGGTCTAATGGGTTAAAATCGAAATACTTATGAAGCGAATGTACGACAAACAACCAAGGGAGCATCACCGCAAACGTTCCCACTATAATAGCAGAGGGGTAGCCAAATTATCCTTTGATAATGAGAAAGCAGCCGCAAGATACATAAAGAAAAAGCGGATGTTCGGTTACTCGGCATACCTTTGCAACGAGTGTAATTATTGGCATATAGGAAGGAGTAGAACAAAATAAAGCAGAGAAGAAATTCTCTTCCCTGCCCTATTTTTATGATAGTTCTACATTCTTTACTAACCAATCGCCAACCGTAAGATGTTCGGCTTCTGCTTTGTGCTTCAATAAGAAAAGATAGTCTTTAATATTTTAAGGTCTAACTAATTGTTTACACGGAAAGTCTTAAAACTTTTAATACAAAATGCCTATTTGCTAACTTTGCCTTTGTTATAACAAAATATTCATATATGAAGGCGATACAAGAAATATTATCAATGCCAGAAGCAAGTGATGTGCATAAATACCTCACGGCAAGAAAACAAGGCTTCAGAACTCCATTGGCAGTCCTTGAAGAGCAATGGGACCCAGCGAGCCATAGAATAATGGATAAGAAATTTCGTAAGAATAAGATTATCAATGTTCCTACAGGGAAAGTGAATCCTATTACAGGAAAGGCTGAGTACAAGAAAAAAGAGGTCGAAGTCGTTCGCATTGCTATTCCAATGCAAAAGTCTCTTGTCAATCTTACGGTAGGTTTCCTGCTTATGAATGCCGTTACCTATAAGGCTACTGCACATGGTGCTGATATTAAGAAAATGAACGACAAGCAACAGAAGCTCTATGATGGCATTATGCACTGCTTCCACGATAATAAAATGAAGTACTTCGACAAGAAACTTGCACGCACCATCTTCAAGGAGTGCGAAGCTGCCGAATTATGGTATCAGCCTACCGATGCCGAAGGAAAACTTCGTGGCGATATTCGGGTACAACTGCTCAGTCCTTCACGAGGAGACAAGCTCTATCCACATTTTAACGATTATCATATTATGGATGGTTTTGCTCGTGAGTACTACGTATTTGATGAACTTGGCAATTCTGAGTTGCATTTCGATGTATATGATGATAGGTTCTGTTATCAGTATATCAATGACAAAAAGGAAGAGTGGAGAATGGTAAGTGCCCTTCCACATGGCTTCACAAAGATACCTGTCGTATATTACAGACAAGACCAAGCAGAATGGGAGGATGTTCAATGGGCGATAGAGAGAGTAGAAACATGTATATCTAACTGGGGAGATACTAACGACTATTTCGGGACACCAAAGTACTTTGTTAAAGGACGTTTGGAAGGTTTTGCTGAGAAGGGTGAGCAGGGTTCTGTTTTCGTTGGCGGTGATAGTTCTCAGATGAGTGTGCTTTCATGGGATTCTTCGCCCGAAAGTGTAAAGGGAGAAATCGCATATCTCTTTAATATTATCTATTCTTTCACATCTGTCGCAGATATAAGCTTTGAGAATATGAAGACCCTTGGCAACAACACCTCGGGTGCGGCCATCCGTCTTATGTTTACCGCTCCTTACATGAAGGCAGATTTAAAAACGGAGATGTTTGGAGAGATGTTCACTCGCCGCTGTAATATTGTAGCTAACGGAATCTGTAACACTGGAGCTTATGTTAAGGGCATCGACCAAAGTGTTTCTGAGCAGATTGACTTTGAGCCAGTCTTTAAGCCATATCTGCCAAAAAACGATGTAGAATTATTGCAACTTATCACTTCATCCAATGGTGGTGCGAAATCTACCTCTAATCGCCGTGCCATCGAGCTTAACCCTCTCAATGATGACCCTGATAAGGTTGAGGAAGAAATGAAGAGCGAACAGGAAGAAGCGTTGGCGCAGCAAGCAGCCCTTTCGGGACTTGGTAGTGCCGCAAGTGGAAGTCGTTCAGTTTCAAATGAAGAAGAAGAGGAGGAATAACTATGGCAAAAGCAAGCGGAGGAACAAGAAAAATTAATAGCGTAAAGTATAAAGAGGCTTCCATTAACAATACCATTGATTCATTATCATTTCCTTTATTCGGCAATACAAGCACTATGGCGATTAAAACCAATGATGTGTTTAAGCAGAAATATCAAAAAGAGGAATCAGAAAAAGTTAGGGCAAGCGTAGAAACTGTATCGTCATTTAGCAAACCAACAGGAAAGTACGAATATGTGTCGGTTGATAAGATACACCCAACACAAGAATATATAGGAGCGAATAATCTAAAGACGATTGCATCTATTAATTTTGATGCAAATAATGTTCCTTATGGAGTACAGCGTAATGGAAATGTTTATATAATTGATGGTCATCATAGAGCAGCAGCGGCTATACTTAAAGGTGATAAAAAAATAAAAATATTATTAGGTAAATAATGTCAAAGAAGCTCACATCAAAACAGCAGAAAGAACAACTGAATAATCTGTTCGCCGTCTATAACAAGCGGTTGGGCAGATTATACAGCGATTATGTCAAGAAGCTCACCTCTCTTGGCTATGGAGAAGATGTGCTCGAAGATGATGTGCTTTTTAACTTTGATAACTTTCCGCAGTTAAAGGCTCGTTTGAACGACATCTTTAATGATTACTATCAGAATAGCCTTCTTTGCTATAAGAGCGGTATCACCGATGGCGTTGCGTTGGCGTATAACCACGATGAAATGGTTATAGGCGGTTATTCCGTGCTTACTGATAAAGCTATAAGGGTTGCACGAGATACCGCCGCAGCCACGTTTATTTCTAATCGCTTGAAAGCAAAGAACGGATTGAATCTTGCTCAGATTGTTTGGAACTACTGCCAACAGACGAAAAGTGAGTTTGAAATGGCTATGAGCAACACCATTGCGGACGGAATCCAAAAAGGCTCATCAGCAGAGGAAATAGGCAAGAGCATACGCAGATACCTCAATGACCCAGATATGATGTATCGCCGTTATCATACCATCAAGGTTCAGAAGAACGGGAAGAAGAAAGATGTGGTGACTTGGCGCAGGCGTAGAATCATTGACGGCAAGGTGCGCTTCATTGAAGAGCCATTAGAGAAGGTAGGTATGGGTGTTTACCGCTCGGCAAGAAAGAACGCTCTCAGAGTAGCAAGAACGGAGATAAATGCCGCATATCACAAGGCAAGAAATGAACGATGGAAGAACGAACCATTTGTTATCGGTCAGTATATTCACGTATCGCCACAGCACAATATTGATGATATATGTAATGACCTTGAGGGTCGCTATCCGAAAGATTTTGATTGGCGAAGTTGGCATTCGAATTGTATCTGCACCTCAGACCCTATCACTATACAAGGCGAGGAAAAGAAGGAGTTTTATAAACGCTTGATGGCTGGCGAGGATATGAGCAACTACGTATCCCCTTTTGCCGTACTCACCATGCCCGAAAAGTACAATCAGTACATCAGGGATAACTCCGAAGCTATCGTAAAGGCAGGAATGAGGGGTAAATTGGCTTGGCACTTGCAAGATAACACGAAGTATTGGGCACATCTTTTAAGCCCGTCAGACCGCAAGAAATTGGGGTTAAAGGCGGTTTCTTCTAAGGAGCTTATACTTGCGAAGGCAAAGGAACGCCACGCCATTAGAACTAAGGAGCAGATAGATAAAATACAGAGCCGATGGGATAAGCATAGACGTGACTATTACAATGGCTTGGTTCATAATCTGCTCGGTAGTAAATCTGTTACGGATATAAAGAGCCAAGACCTCTTTGAACGGTACTATGCTATCCGTTATGCTATCAAGGACAAAAAGAGTGCTTATGAGATAGCTTCCCTGTTTGACAGATTTAAACGAGGTTATCAAACTAAACTTAAATGGACTGACCGCAAGGTTGCTATGAATGTTATAAAGGTAGCTGCTAATTACGGAGAAACCGATGTTTCTTCCGTTCTAAGCGCATTAAAGTCTGCTAACTATACATTGGCAAGAAAGGAGGCTAAAACGCTCGCAAACGCCATTTCTGCCATCAAAAAGGATGAACTATCACTTTCTGCTCTCATCCCTGATGTCAATAAGTGGCATAAGCAGTTTACGTCAAAGGAATTGCACGGAGTATATGATGCTGTAGATGTGAAGTTGGCTCAATGGCAAAGCTTTACGCTTGAAAAGCAAGCAAGCAAATTGCAATTTGAGGCAATTGATTTCCTTGGTGGAAATATGCACGGGGTTCAGCAGAAGTATGCCACTTGGAAGGTATCACAAGCAGCATATCTCAAAAAGCTTGATGAGGTAAATACGGCGATTGATTGGATAAATATCAATAAAGCTTATGCTGACGTAAAAGGTTATAGTACCCAGAGTAAAGTCTATCATAAGATACTCTTTGACCTCAAAAATGCTATGGCCGCACAAGATAAAGACTTAGCAAAGCAGCTTATCCAAGAAGCGCAAGATAAGAAAAATTCGCTCATTCAGTTAAAAGCTAAGAGAGCAATAAATAAAAGCGGAAATGGTTCAATCCCATTCGATGCTGATGCTTATTCGCAAGCAAGAAAAGATGCGGCAGTATGGGCGAAAAATACAAAAGATGCCGATGATATTCTTAGAGCAAAATGTGGCGAGGTGTGGCGCAATGCTACCGATGAGGAAAAAAATGCTATCTTTGGATATACGAATTCGTATCATAATATCAATGAACCTTTGCGTGGTCTTACCTACTATGGTTCAGCAGCAGATACACAACTTGGCTTAGATAGAATCCCATTAATGGAAAGCATCATCAATAAATCATACTACGATAAGGATATTTGGTTACAACGAGGTGGAGGTATGATTGAGCTTAAAAAATACGGCTTATCCAATTATGCTTACGCTACAGATGCAGAAATCAAGGCTCTTGTTGGCAAAGAAGGTACGGAAGGAGCTTTTACTTCTGCTGGTGTGGCAAAAGGAAAAGGTTTTGGAGGAAATGTTATTACAAATATCTACGCACCTAAAGGCACAAAGATGATGTATGCTGAACCGTATTCGAGCTTCGGAAATGGTTCGGGTCGCTCTTGGGATGGAATCGCAAAACAATCTACTTTCGGAAGTGAGAGTGAAATCATCCTACAGCGTGGAACTACATTCAGAGTTACTAAGGTAGAAAAAAGCGGTAATACATGGTATATAGATGTTGAAGTAATAAATCAGAATGTACTTCCATTTCCATATATCGGTGGTTATCCATACAAATAAAGAAAAGCCCCCGTTATTATTCACGAGGGCTTTTCTTGTAATACGTCTTATTATAAAAATCCTTGAAACTCTCAGCGCCTTCCTTCATTGGAAGTTTGTTAAGATATAGATAGCGATTGAATAAAAGGGCTTTCAATGTAGCAGGGGTATCATCTGTATCATTGAAGGTTCTTAACCCTACCGCAATATACTCATTCAGCATTTCATCAAGGAACATTTTCTGTTGTCCTTTATAAACCTTTAATGTAAATTCTACCCATTTCTTTTCCCATTCCCAAAGAAGTGCTTCAATGCAATCTTTCCAAGGGTTTTCTGCTTCACCTTTGAAATATCGGCAGAACTTGATTAAATCTTCCTTATTCGCCATATCTATCAATAAATTTAGTTACTACATTCTTCATATCCAAAGGGAGATAATTCAATGCTTTTTCCTCCATTTCTTGTGGAATACCAAAGAGAGGCTGAGCGATTGAACCAACGATTGCTCCCATCGTATCGCTATCACCGCCGTATGATACAGCATTTCTGATTGCATCCTCGAAGCTACCACTATTAAGGACTATCATAAAGGCGAGTGGAACGCATTCTTGGCAGGTCTCTGCCCATTTGCCTCTTGGTGGTATTCTATCCTCCCATTTAATGCCATAGTGAACGTTTGCTATGATATTCAACATATCTTTCTTTTCTCCCTTTCTCAAAGAAAAGATAGCATTAGATACCGCAGCAGCACCTATCAAACCCTCAGTATGGCTATGTGATACCTTTGCGCTCATTATTGCCTGACGGATAGCATCGGAACTTTCTTTAAATGCCCAAGCTGTCGGACTAACTCGCATTGCTGCCCCATTTCCGTAGCTATCATAAGGCTGTGGATTCGAGCTACGAACCCATTTTGCGAAGCTTGCGCCATACCCACCCATTGGGTTTAGATACTTCTGACACCAATATTGAAGAGAGATACTATAATCTTCGATATTCGGTTTTTCATTATCGCCTTTTCTAAGAATAGCATCGGCTACGGCTATTGTACAGATAGTATCATCTGTAAAATTACAACCTTTGTCAAATAGTTTAAAGTTATAATCAAATGTGTTATCAAACTCATATTTAGAGCCTACAATATCACCTATAATTGCTCCTATCATAACTGTATCTCCTTCTAATTTATTTTCTTTATTTGTTAATAATACGCAAAAATACGCAAAAATATTGAGCTATCCAAATATTTTTTGTTACTTTTGCATTAATTGTTGTATCGAGTGCGTATCTCCTATGTGCTCACAACGTTAAACAAAACAACTGTTTACATTCAGCATCGCCCTTATCCGTATCTCCGAGGGCGGTGCTTTTTCTTTATGAGAACTCTTTCAAAGCAACGTGATAAACGTCATACACCAAGCGATGCAAGGCTAAAAGTACGTCAAATGCTCTCATATCTTATTCGGCTTTTTCAACTTTTGTAAGATTCTCTAATCTACCCAGGAATGTGTGGTAATCATCCTCGCAGAGAACTACTTGACCGCCCGTTGGTGTGGTCTTGCAATTAAGCTTTATAGATGTTGCTATATCGCCATTCCGTGAAGGTTCAACGTAAGCGATATTATCTATATTAACAAGGGTACAATGCCCTTTATATTTTACCTCAATAAACTTTGCCATAATCTTAATTATTTATATCCGCATTTAATACCAGAGCAGCAGCCACCTAAATAGAAGTGGCAGAAGCCTAAGAAATAGTGCTTACAATGCTCATTTATCTTAATCTCTTCCTTTTTCATAATTGAATAAATGTAACAGTTTATTCTTCTTAAAATCATAGGAATAGCCCTTATCCTTCATTATCCCTAATGAGTAGTCTCTTTCTGTATCATTTGCTTTTCTTAGATACCCTGTAGAGTACTTTACATTCGTAGAGGTATTGCCTGCCCCTATTCCTAATTTTTTGAATATGAAAGAATACTTAGCGTGAGCTTCTATCCAATCTTCGTTATGTACTTTATGTAGGATGAAGACACAATGTTCTCCTCTCCAATCATTCTCCAATATTAAAATATCGCCTTCTTTATACATATCTTATTCTCATTCATCTAAATAATTATTGGTTTCAAGATAAGCCAGATAAGTACCACAGCCTAATCTATATAATATTGAATTATAGCAAGTGTTATACTCGTTACAGCTATAACACTTGCTTAGAAATTCTTGCTTGCTCATATCCTTTAGTCTAATAAACAATTCTTTCTTATCTTCGCCTCAATTTTATCCATTGTATAGATTTTGTTGTCTGTAGAAATGACAAATGTACCATCTTCTTGTGGAAGAAATGAGTATAGGTAATTACAATAGTATATAACAGAAAGTTTTGGGTATCTATCATGATAAGTAAACTTTATCTGTAGAGTAATATTTCCATCTGTCTCTTTTATCAATGCTGTGAGTTTTTGCAAAAGCTCATAGCATTTATTATAAGCTTTTTCGTAATCTTCAAACCGTTTCATTGTCGTATCTCCTAAATTTATAGGGCAGGAACCCCTGCCCCTATTTACTATTATTATTTCCCCTCAGCCCAATCAATAAATGCGTAATAATAGCCTGTCTTTATATAGAACATATCGCCAGAACCATCACCCCAAGCATCTGAGATATGACTAAAAAATTTGCCTTTGCCGTACTTATCGCAGAGTTTACTGTAAATTGAGCGAAACATTGCCGATATTTTTCTGCCGCTAAAATTCCCTGCTTTCTTTGCATCATTTGCGCAGAAGCCGTAGCAAGGATAATAGTCGAGTTCGTTATTTTCATTATAAAATCTACACTCGTCATCACCAAAACTTCCAAAGTTAATTGCATCCTTAAGAAGTTGTTTCTGCTCATCTGTAAGCTTAACTAAAAGCTTCTCTACATCTTTTGTTGTCATTGTTGTCATTGTTGTATCTCCTATGTTTAATTGTTATTATTAATTATTTATACCGCAAAATTAATATTTTATTTTCATACAAACAAATTTTCTATTAGCTTTCTATTAGTATTTAATATTATTTTTGATTTGAATGGTGAATTAAAGATAATTTTATATAAAATATGATATATAATATGATATTAATCCATTTTTTGCTATCTTTGCATTCATAACCAAATCAGACGAGTTATGACACAGATTTATGACGCATCACCAAAGGAGTTGGCGGCAATGGCTCAATGCTATCTTAAAGAAGGAATACTTAGCAGGGCATCATATTGCTACGAGCGGATGATGTACCTCGGTCGCTTGCGCAGAACGGGCTATCTTCGCCTTGCCTTAGTATATACCAAGCAAGGAAAAGATAACGCCGCAGAGCGGATTCTATGCCGATATAAAGCAATTTATAAACATTAAATATAGGAGATATTGAATATGAAGAAGCTTTTATTTATCGGAGCTATGTTATTCTTTACGATGCAAACATTCGCACAAGAGTGGTCGAGTACTTTACATAAGGCAGATGAACTAAGAGGAACGAAAGAGTATGTATCTTTTATGTATGAGGATGAAGAGAAGAATACGTTTATCTTCTGGTCTCATTATAAAAATGATTTTAGAATCATTTGCAATGAAGGTATCTTTGATTACGATAAGAATAACTCCTTTGTAGCTACATTTGGATATTATGATGAGAATGGGCAGCTCAAAAAGAAACAGAAAATAACTATGTTCTTGGAGAGTGGAAATCCTAAAACGGCATCACCTGGAATGTTTAAGAAAGGAGAGGTAGTTAAATACCTAAAAGAAGGTCATGGATATATAAGAATCCTTGCGAAACAATTTGAAAGAGTATCATTGTGGGAAATGAAAATTCCTTGTATGGATAAATAACAATGAAAGATATAGAGCAGATAAATACCCATCCGTTAAAGGAAATCTTTGAGGGTGAAGCATCAGGGTTCACACCTTGGCTTACAAAGAATATCGGCATACTATCAGAGAAGTTGGAAATCAATATCTCAGAAGCCGAGCGTGAGCATAAACTGGAGACGATGAAAGTTGATATTGTAGCCAAAGCTGGTGATGATGGAGAGAAAAGTATCATTATAGAAAATCAGTTTGGCGATAGCGATTCCGACCATTTGGGTAAGGTAATAACTTATGCTGCACATTATAACGCTGATTACGCTGTATGGATAGTTGAGAAAGCAAGAGCAGAGCATATCAGTGCTATTCAGATGCTGAATGATTCAACCATTCAATGTAACTTCTATCTGATAGAAGCAACTGCCGTAAGCGTCGGCAACTCAAAGGTAGGCATACTATTTGATATTGTATGCGCACCACCATACGAGAAGGGCAAAGCTTCGCCGAAATCAGACACAGAACAGCGATTGATGAAGTTTTGGACGGCATTCAATGAATACGCAAGCAAGAACGGAGCTGACTTTCAAAAGATGCCACAAAGCTACCATTGGATGAATATCTCAACGGGAACATCAAAGGTTCATTACGACCTGTTTGTACGCAAAGGTTCTGCTTCTGTCCGCTTGTTGCTTGATGGTTCTGATAAAGCTGAAAACAAAAAGCATTATAAGCTGATAGAAAAGGATAAGGAAGCTATCAATGAAGTATTCGGAAAGCCAGCACTTCAATGGAACTTGGCAGAAGACTACAAAACGAGTGTAATAATGGCTACGAATTATGAATATGGTGGATATGAGCAAGACAAATGGGAACCCATATTCGCTTGGATATTAGAAACATATAATAAACTTCAAGGCATATTCAAGCCATATATCGAAAAAATAAAGAAAACGTAACGGGTAGAAAAGACAAGAAAAGGCAGAGCGCAAATAGTGCCCTGCCTTTCTTATAGTAGCTGTATCTCCTATAATTATTTACACCTTGTTGTATTACGTATCTCCTATATACGTAATACATTAAACCTCTATCCCTAAAGTTTTGTTATAAATGCCCTCTGGAAGAATGCCGTCAAAAGCTCTGATTGTGCTGCCAAGTCCATCGGCTATTGCTTCACCTTCCAACGAGTCATCAATACCCTCAGATACCAAGAACTTCATAGCCTTCTCCTGTACTGCCATAAGCTCTTTAAGTAGATTAATACACCGCTGAGTAGCACCATTATCAACTGTTTTCTCTATTATTGTATTCTGATTATTCATTTCTAATTTCTCCTATTCAATTAAAAGTAAGACTGATTATTTTTAGATTCAAGCGTAGCTCTCTTTTCGCCGTTGATTTCAGCGATAGCATCCTTTAGATTAAAATCATTGTTATAGAGAGCAAGAATAAAACGCTTGCCACGTTGATTCCACACAAGGTTTACTTTCGTTCCAGTAGAACCGTCACCCTTCATGTAGTTATAAGTTCGAGTGCTTGCGAGCTGCCACTCACGAAATTTACCCTTCAAATGCCAAGAGCCTGATTGAAAGTATTGAATACCTGCGTTGGCGAGTTGTTGATTGAGTGCCCTTGCGCTGATACCGAGGTCATCAGCAACTTGTGTGGTGGTAAGGCAGTCTGTTGATGCAAGTGTATCATCGTAGTACTTGACCTTTGGTGCGGCAATAGTCAGTTCTTTCTGCTGAATGCCGATAGTCTGCGCCTGCTGTTCGGTCTGAGTTTCAAGTGCTCTTGTATGCTGCTGCTCCTCTATCCAAAGCTTTGCACGCTCTATAGGGTCTTCAATCTGATAGCTTGCCAAAGGCTGCTTAGATTGCGTCATGGAATAAGAACCCTCCTTACGAAGAGTAGGTAACACCTCTTCAAATATCCAATCTTGAAACTTGCGAGCGGAAGGCTTGCGAGATTGGAAAATTACACGATAAAGGTCAGGTTCTGCTACGAAGTACATCTGCTGAATGTGATTATTAGCATCAGTAACCCCGATAGTATAAGGGGCATTTGAGGAGACGTTAGTTGAATTAATGTCTCGTTCTAATAAACGTTTAACCGTTGAACCAACTTGCAATCCCAAAGAATCACAAACATCCTTTAAACAGAACAAAGGTTCATCCTTCTCGTTCCGTGATGCTCTAAGTTCTCCAAACATAGGAGAATTAAAAATTTCTACGTTCTTCATTTTGCTTATCTTTTTGAACGTTTAACTAACAGACACATAAAGGGCGTACTGTTACCCTTTGTTCAATTCCGATAAGCTGAAGGAACGCATACACCATTATAATATATGCAAGGGACAATACGCCTATATTGTATTTCTTTATGAGAAATCAGAGCATAAAAAATGCCCCTCCATTATACTGAAAGAGCTTCTCATTCTCAATCAGCTTATCTTTATTGAACGTCGCAAAATTAAAAAGAAATCTGCGAACTACAAAATTTTTCTCCAACAATTTTTGGTTTTAATAGCTTTTAAAAGCAGACTAAAATGTATTATTAATGCTGTAAAAGAAAATAAAAGCAACTAAAAGGCTTTATTACTCAGAAGGGAGCAGCAGCTTTATGCCTTTCTACTGAATAAGAGCTGAAATACCTTCTTTCCTTTGACGGTTATCCAAGTCCGTACCCCTGCGTGGTCGCTGCTTATGCTCTTAAAGTCTTTTAATTCAAATAAATCATTTGTATATTTAGCAATCGGTCTTAGCTCGCCTTTTGGTGTACGATAGATATATCCCCTATCAATAAGAATTTTGATAAACTCAGACTGCTTTAAGCCAAGTTCCTTTGCGGTATCACGAAAACCAGTAAGCAGGGAACGTTCAACAAGCTCATCGAAGTACTGCGCCTTTGGTTGCATCTCAAGGTTCTTTGCTTCGAGTGCTTTCTTTTCTTTCTGCTCTTCAATCCAACGCTCAGCACGCTTGATGGGGTCCTCTATCTGATAGGAAGCCATAGCTACTTCTCTTGCTATCTTCTCACACTCAATAAAGTATTTGCGTGCAAGGCGACCTTTCTCGTTGTTTTCTACCATTGAAAGCTCCTTTGCCATATCAACGGAAAGGGCATATTCTGTTTGCGGTCTTCCTCCATTTGAGTTTTTAAGATTTTCCTTAAAAACCTCATAATCCTGATTTTCAACAAAACCATATTTAGTGATTCTTTCTTGAATCCAATTAGCAAACTGATATTTGCTCTCCAAGAACTGATGTAGTTCTCTTGCATTGACAGCACGTTTGCCGTTATGCTCAGTAATTTTGATTATTTCTTCCATATACTTTTTAATTTAATTTTTTCTTTTAGAAGGGAGCAGCAGCCGAAACCGCCACTCCCAGAGATACAACATATATTAAGATAAAATGAGAATCTAACTCTTATAGTATATAATTGGTGGGGCAAAGTTATGCTTATTCCATATCATAAAGTGACAAAAATCAAGGCATTCTTGAACAGTTATCTCAGATAGCTTCTTCTTTGTGTACTTAGAGCATTCATTACCCCACGAAATCAGCTTACGCATATCTTCTCTATCCATACCCTACGCTCCTTTCTTCCATTTAGATACACCCTCCTTTGGCTCGCAAGTGCCATCCTCATTCAGGGTGTACAAAGATTGATACTCTTTCGGCATACTATAGAAAGCCGACAAGCGAGCCTCTTTCAGATTCTTTGGGCTATACAATCGCTTGGTTACCTCTGACCACAGAGCAAGTATCTTCTTATTATTGACAATATTGTCTGTGAACTTATCAGCATCACTCTGCATAATTGCATACAAAAGGTTGTCTACCATTGTAAAGGCAAGCCGAGAGCGGTATTTATCGAATACCTTTGACAGGTCAACATTATATCTTTTCTTTAACGAATCCATTACATTCTTGTAAGTATCATCAACTTGCTGTACAAGGTTTTGCATCATTATTGCATAAGAAGCTATATACGGATTGCATTTAGAATGAAGGTTTCTGAGCTTATCCTCAATGAGTTTACGCATATGTTCAATCACATCAGATACCTTTCCGTATAGAATTGACGAATATTCATCATAATAATCGTCATCCATGTGCATCTTGTATATTTTCATTGTTTTTCTTATATCAGACTGACAATCAACGAAAAACTTTTTAATATTAAAGCGAAATATCTTTTTCCTAACGAATATATCTTTGGCAATGATAAGAAAATTATCCGCAAGGATATATTCCATATAGCAGCTTTGAACGAGCATCGAATAGGCATTATCAAGGGCTTCTTGCAACCGCTCTTCTGACATATCATATGGAACATTAATTATTGATTTATAACCGCAGACCTCGACCTGTATTCGCCTTGGCGAAACTATCGAACTGTCGGTTGCTCGATTGTTATTAGTTAACATATCTTTCATAATCATATTATCTTTCACGATGAAGAAAATGTATCAATACTATGCTTATAACGCATAGTGATGACATGAATAAAATAAAACTCATTCTAATCGCATATTCTGTGTTGACCACTGGTCGGATATATCCATCTGTTCTCTATACTCCTTCACAGCCTTCGTGAATTGCAAAGATTTATTCAGTTGCTTGACGTAGTCCGTTATGGTCTTTGTAAGAGATTCTTCGCTTGTCTTTATCCAACCGCCATCCTCACGAACAAAACATGCAACTCTAAAGATACTACCCTGCTGACCTGTATCATCATCAGTGTATGACACTTTACCGATTAAAAGGCGCATAGTCCTATCGTTACTTACAAGCTCATAACCCTCGTTTATGCGCAAAGCGTAAGGTGCTTCTCCGTGAGCTTCGATAATAAATTTCTTATCTTCCATATCTATTATGTATTAGAAACCTCAGAATAGCTTTCATCCTTCCCATAAGAAACATCTACGCAAAGAAGGTTATTAAGACTAAAGCCCATAGTCCAACCGCCCCAAAGATAACCGACTTTCTCGGCAACACTGATAGCCGTATCGGCATATTTCTTCGCATCACCCTTAAAAGGATATGAACCGTAGTAAGAATAGCCGTTATCAAAGACTGTTTTGAACACCTTTCCTTTTGGTAGTTCATACTTACAGAAGTCATCGTAAGGAAGGATATTTCCATCCACCTCAAAACATATCTGCTTATAATCAAGGAAGGAAATGTTACCTTTATTGTTAATAGTAAGATTACTTCGTTTAAGAGTATCTAAGGCATCTTTCTCTTCTTCTTCATTAAGAATGCGATAATTAGTAAAGAAAATCTCACTGCTCACTTTCCGTGTCACGTTATCAACGATTGCAATAAGTGGAATAAAGCTGACGAATGAGCCAGATAAAGCTACACCCTGTTCTTTTAAAAAACGCTCACCGTTGTATTTGGTAAAATAAACATAAGCTAAAGGAAACTCCTTCCCGAATGCTACGTTTAAGTTCTTAAATTCTACAAACATAAGACTATATTTTAAAGCATATCATTTTCACTAAAACCATTGATAAAGATTTCCTTCTTATCATGGTTAATCTCTATATCCTGAGCGCAAGCCCAATTTAAGCAACGATTCAGTTCATCTTCGAAAGTTCCAACAAACCAACCTCCAGGACAATAAATTTTTCGCTCACCCTCACGTTTAAGTTCTCTGCTACCAGCACCTTTCCAAGCAAAACCAGCCATCCATCTAACCTTATAATTTGGGTGATTGGCTATTTCTTGTCTTACCTTTTCATTGCTACACATATCAAATTTTACTACATTTTCCATTATATTGTATCTCCTATCTTTATGGGCAGCAATTACGCTGCCCGATTGTTAAATTAAAAACTATCTTTCATAATCTTGGCCATACATTTCAATCCATCAAGGAATTGAACCGCTTCACAAGGCCTCGACATAATTCGGATTTCCTCTCCTACAAGGATGACCCATCCGTCTTTCTGTAATTTTGCGGTTACAATATGCTTTCCGTACAGCTTGTTAATATCCTCAACAAGCTTCTTAACTCCGTGACATGAAACTGCTAATGCCATAACTGTATCTCCTATATTTAAAATTAATTATTTCTTATCCATGCATTCTTTTACCGCATATTGGCTTTTAAGAAGGCATTGCGTTGCATTCAAGCCTTTCAGAGGAATGAATACTTCCACGATAGCATTCCAACGTCCTCTGAACGTACCTGAACCCTTTACGTTAGCGACGAAAGAATCAACATTTGATTCGCTAACCAAAGCCCCAGAGTACTTAGTAATAACCTCGCCAGTATATCTGTTGATAATTGTAATCATTATTGTATCTCCTTATTTGTTAATCAAGTTTTGAAACCAAATAATCAATCTCCTCCTCGCTGAGCGCAATCTTATTCTTGCGCTTTATCTTAATGGTGTTATCCATTCCGATTTTCTTCATTGCAACATTGAGTGAATTGCCACCCTGTGCTTCTGTTATAAGCATCTCCTCAACGAAGTCAAGCATATCCTGGTCGTGGGCTTTCTGTTCCTCATGCAACTTCTTCTCAAGCACCTCTGCCTTCTTGACGAATGAGCAACCCATCTCGATAGCAAAATCATCTTTGATATTCTCTATCATCCGCTCGATGTCGCAGATGCTAAAGAACTGATTGAAGTATGTGTCACCGCAGCCCTTACCCATCAAGGCTACAAGATGCTTGATTTCTTCTTCCTTTGTCATCATTGTTGTATCTCCTATATATTATTAATTAGTTTAGTTGTTCAATTCTGTTATAGTAACCTTTAACGGCATACTCTTTACGTTTCTTTTCAACCTCTGAATAGTCTGGGCTAACGGCAACCGTTTGCCATTTACCACCTTCGTAAATCTGAGCAACGTAATCAAAAACGTTAGCTTCTACTACCTTTCCGTTAATCATTGTAACTTTCATTGTTGTATCTCCTAAATTTAATTGTTGTTATTAATTAATTATACCGCAAAATTAATATTTTGTTTTCAGATAAGCAACTTCCTTATTAACATCTATTAGTATTTAATATTATTTTAGACTTAAATGTTGTTCTTTAATTAATTACACGGAAAATTTAGCTTTAAGCCACCGCTCAACTGTTAACTGAAAATCTTGCAAAGAACGACAAACAGAGTATTGAAAACCTAATCTTTCAATATTAGACTGAAACCATTTCTGTGATGCGCTCTGCTTTCCTTTTTCTGTTTTAACCTCAACAAAAAGGATACTATTGAATGCAACGACAATAAGGTCAGAAAAACCAGCCAACACACCCTCTCCTTTCATTATCTTTGCTTCAATTGCATTTCTCCGTCCACCATTGGGGATGGCAGCGATAATGTATGATGGATATTGTAAGCGAAACCAGTTCACCATCTGTATCTGTATATGAGACTCTTCGTGTCGAGGGGTTGCTCTTGACTTTCGAGCAGACTCCTTCTTTAAAAACTCATCGTACTTCATAATTAAAATAGTCTTGGTTCAATACTTAATAATACTTTTTCTTTTGCTCCTCTAAAAAACTCCTTATTTACCTCAAAACCATAAGCCTTACGACCTAAATTCGCAGCAGCTCTAAGAGTTGTTCCCGAACCTGCGCATGGGTCAATGACTACATCCCCTTTATCTGTGAAGATTTCAATCAACCTTTCGAGCAATGGTACAGGCTTCTGGGTAGGATGCACCTTTGGCGTTGAATTATCTCTAACCCAATCAAAGCAATTGAATATCATTTGCCCATTATTATTGAATTTCGGCAATTTATCACGATAGAGGATAAGACCATACTCGCAATTACCAACAACCTTCATATTTGCTTTTAAAACTTGAGCAGAGAAGTTTTTACGGAACACCAAGGGTATATAGTGCATCAGTCCGTACTTTTTACCAAGCTGTATAAACTGAAATTGCTGTTCGTACTCACAAAATAGAATCATACAAGGTGATTTGCCCGACTGCTTAGGCTCTTTTATAAGCATCTTGCTACAGAAGTGCATGAATTCGGCAGGGCGAAACTCACTGTCAGAAGAAAAGAACTGCTTACCAGCCAGCTCACTTTCTCCGTTTTTATTGTCACCATCCTTGTACCAAGCAGGATTGGAGGCATAAGCGTTTTTGCCAAGAACGTAGGGTACGTCAGTTAAAATAAGTTGCGCATGTGGAATACCCCATGTCTTATAATTTTGAAAACTATCATTGAATATTTCTACATCTTTCATACGTTCAGCCCTCTTTCTTTAAGTATTCCTGTATATGTTTCAATCATAAATTCCAACCATCTTTTTTTAGAAAGATAATCAGTACAATTTATCTTTCGCTTACAGAAATCGACATCGTTCTGAGCATTGAGGTATTTGTACAGATAGAAATATGAAATGATGCGACGTGTAGTTCTATCCTTGTCTATGTCATCACACAGCTTTGATAAATCATCGTTCCGCTTCATCAGTTCGGCATTATGCTGTGCGAGTTTATCGTTGATGCGGCTTTGCATCCAATACATTAATACTGCCCAAAGGGTACATAACAACATCAGCAACAAACATGCATTTAAATGTCTATTTATATATGCGCATAGACAAAATGTTAGATACAACAGGAAAGTAATCATCCCTTTATACTTCAAATACCATTTCTTTGATTTATTTTTCATTTCTTTATTTCTTTGAATATATTACGCATTATTTCGGATTGACAAGTTTTACAACGATACATGTGAGACTTGGAGAATTCGCTTATCGGCTTCTCGCAACCACATATCTCACATTTACGTATACCTTCAAATAAAGGCTGCTTTGTGATTGTTTTTCCCATTCTTCGTCAGATTTCATCCATTGAAGGCAAGGTCTGTTCTCTGGCATTGTTAGGGCTGAAATAAGCCCTAACATTTCATCATACCCAAGATGGTTACTGTGTTTATTTCCTTGCCACACGTCGAAGCCGAAATTACCATCTCGCTTAATTATAATATCTTCCATAATTACAAATGTTTTTTTGCCTTTTCGTACAATCCAAGGAGGTATTCGTCCGTAAACTCTTTGTCCTCGTGCAATCCAAATCTAAAGAATTGTTCCTTAGTTAGGGTGCTGACACCATACCCTCTTCCTATCATGGCGATACCTCTAAGAGAGCCGTTTTTTCTAAAGCTTTCAATAAGTTCACGCACATAGCATATAAATTTCCTTTCTTGCGTGCTCATTTCGGCATTAATACCATATATCGTTATCTCTTCTTCCTTCTTTGGTGTTATTTCCTCATGACCGGCAATAGCATCTGAGCAGAAATCTTCAATTTTGTTGTATGTGCGGAAAATAGTACCCCTAACGGAATCTAAAATATTCTTCGTTTTTTGTAACTCGCTTGTAAGTTTTGAGATTTTGTTTGCCTGACTGGTAACTTTCTCTCCACGTTGTAAGTATTGGGTTCTGAGAACTTTATACTGATGCTCCCAATCTTCCCCATCGATATTCTTTTTCTCGTTGAAGTGTTTGAGCATGTTCGTATAAAGAATATCCTTCTTCTCTAATTCTTCCTTGAAATGCTTTTCTTTGACTTCAAGTCGTTTTTTCAACTCTGCGTTTTCTTTCTTGAGAGAATCACACTCGGATTGCTTTTTGTCGTAGTTACGTAGCACCATCCGAAGCTGCTCCTCTTTTGGTAAATCTTTATTTTTTTCCATATTTTAAGTTTTAAAGTGATTTTATCCGTTCCCAATACTCCTTTCCGTATGTATTGCCTTTTTGAAAGGAAAAATGTTTTTTGCTTTTGCGACTGATTATCGATGCAAGATAGATATGTTCTTTGTGACGATTCTTTAACCATTCGGCATCTTTATAAAGCTTCAATGTACGGCTTTTTCTTATTACCTGCCTCTCTGTTAATTGAAGAATCTCTGCTATCTCTATGTTTGTATGTGTCGGATATAACTCTATGAGTTTTTTGACCATTTCGTCTGTCCATGGAATATTTCGGCCGCTCTTCCTGTACCCACCCTTAGATGATATATACCGAACAGCGGAAAGATTAGCACCCTTAGAGGTGAGTCTTCTTCTGATTGTATCACATGACATTCCTTTTTCTTTGCTAATCTCAGGAATACTCATACCTTGCGCATACATAGAGAGAAGGTTGTCATCCAACGAGTGCGGATACACAACGCAGAACTTTCCATCATTTCTTTTCGGTTTTAGTCCCATACAACAGTTTTTAATGATTTGTCGTTATTGCGGTAATAGACCACACAATGACGATTTTCGTAGCGACCATTATTCTTCGATAGCGCATTCCATAGCGCATTAAGACATATTCCGAGTTCTTCCTTATTGTGCTTAAGGTAAATCTCTGGGCAAGTAAGAAAAACCTCCTCCTTTTTTATCTTTTTGAGCTTAACAATAACTACTTTTTTAACCATTATTCGCCTCACTTTCTATCAGCTTTTGAGATTCTTTTATAAGCATATCTATAATCTTGGAGTTAATCTGCTGATTCTTAATCATGTATGTACCGCCAACACAATGAATTTCAACCTCGTAGACGAGATTGTCTTTCCTAATCTTTCGGTACGCATTATTTATCTCAATCAGCTTTCTTAACTTTTCTGTTTTATCAATATTGTTCATTATATTCAGGTTTTAGCGGATGACATACCCTCTATGCCATCCGCAAGTTTGACTATAATTTATATACAAGAAGAATAGCGAGCGGAACACCTTTCGGAATAATAAGATTGCGAGTGCGTGAACCGAAGTTCGTTTGCTCTTGTATCATTGTCTCATCGTTAATAGAGAGCACGAGTCTTACCTCTTCTCCTTCCTTGACATATGTAGAAATTACGCCAGAGTGCTGTAAACGATAATCGGTTTCCGTAGGGATACCTTGGAGAGCATTCTCTATGATAGGAGTAATTAGACCACTATAACCCTCTTTGAGCGTAATACCCGTCTTTACTAATAATTGTCCTTTATGGGCTTCAATATCGTTTGGGGCATAGATAACAAACGAATTATTGCTATTATAGATAGGCAACGGAACGCCATCTGTTACTTCCAAAGGAATTTTATCTTCCTCAGACTCCTTAACTTGTCCGTTACTTTCCTGCTGAGCCGCATTTTCCTGGCTCTGATGGGCGTTATTATTCTCTGTTGATAATTTATCGCCGTTCAGTCCTAAAGGCTGTTCTACAGCATTTTTTTTAGGTCTTGCCATGTTTTACTCCTCCCTTTTTTCTTCATTAGACTTCTGTTCCTTCTCCTCCTTTGTCTTATGTTCGAATACATCGTACACGTTGGTTTTACTGAGACCAATGATTTCATATTCTATCATGGTCTTTTTCATCACCTCATCAATGTTACTTATTGCTCGGTGCATAGACTTTGCCTGTACGAGATAAGTCACGTTACTACGCTTCTCCTTATTTGACTTATCATCAAAGGAAATGAATTGCAATTTCGCCTTGTACCAGCAATCATCATCATCCTTATCAGAGAAGAACACCTCTCTGTATGAAGCCTCTTGCATCGACTTAACCTTGAACTCGCCGCTGATACAAGCAGCCATTTCCTCTGTGATTGCGCTCTCACCTTCCGTGAAGGATAAGGCATCAATCGCATACTTTTCGGTCACAGATTTCTCCGAACCATCTTCTTGGGTCTTTTGGTAGCGGATTCCTACCTCAAACCAATTACTCGTTATACTACGCATATTTCTAATAATCTAAAACTAATTTAAAACCATTATCTAATAACACCTTTACTCAGAATGGCAAATCATCCGAATTCTGCGTTTGTGCAAAAGGAGCATCACAAGTAGTAGCTGCATTCTGAACCTCGAAGCTCGCTGGCCTCATGCCACCAAGAATAGGCATCGCCTTCTTTTCCTCGTCTGTCATTTTCTCACGAACCTCTTTTGGTAGCGACTGCTTAATCATATGAGTTTCATCATACTTAGGGTTCTGCAGTGCCCAAGCGGTAAGGTCGAGATAAGCAGCCTTTGGACGATTGTTATCATCCGTGCTTACAAAGATATTATTCTCTTCAATAGGAATAACCAGACACCGAAGAACTTCGCCACGTCCTTGAATCTGCATAACACCAGCTCTTTTGAGCTTTAATAAATTTAATTTTGCGTTAAAATTATCCATAATTATTACTTTAAAAACAATTAGTTCCAAAGGAGGGAATCGAACCCTCGCCAACCTCTGCTTATTAAGGGCTGCTTATACAGAGTAAACTGTGCTAATCCTATTGTAGGATTGAATTTGATAAGAATAATTTGGTATCACTACCATACAACCCACGCACCCAGTGCGATTGGTTTTCTTTGGGAACCCCTACCGCTGTAGGATGCAACTGAATAACCGTTATAAATTTACGAACTTATGTAACTAAAAACACCTAAAAGAAAGAGCCGACACCTCACGGCGGCTTGATGGCTCTTGTTATCGACTTTTCTATATTCAATCTTATGTAGTTATATCTTTAAATCAACTTATTCTGAATGAAGCTACTCATTGCCAAGTTCTGTGAAAGAATCATTGGCTGGTCGAGCTGAGTTGACTTATACATATCGGTAGCCGCATTGTACAAATCCCAAGCGGTAACCACATTGCGCTCGTAGTAAGCAATCATCATTTTTTCGGTCAATCGACCAATCTGTGCCTGATTAAGAGGGATGACTTGAAGATTGCGAATGCCCTTGTATTTTGTCTCGGCAGCAACACGGAGCGAGGTCAGCATACCGATGATGGTAAACATCTCCTGTGCCTTAATCTCACGATTCTTCATACGCTCAATCATTTCATCATTGGCATCAATGATACCTTTTAGATTAGCGAGCCAATCATCAGCACGTTGAAGAAGCTCATCGAGCTTGAAAGCTAATCTTCTGCTATTGAGGTCTGAGTAGGTAGCAGCGTAATGCTCAGCACTAAGCATACACTGATTATGACAGATAATTACGTTTCTACCAATACCTAACTGAATACCCTTCTGATGGAATGATACCGCCATATTGGTTGTAATCTCATCATTGCCCTCTCCTTTATCAAAGTCACGCAAGCGGATATTACAGAATACTCGGCGAAGGATATGAGCCTCTACAGCTCTATCACCCATCAAAGCTTCCTTCTCAGGCAAACGGGTAACACCTGGAGTATTGCGGTCTTTGTTATTCGCCGCAAAGAGGTCGTAAATCTCAGCCTTATAGCCGTATTTCTCGCACAAGTCTTCCACCTTATGAATGAGGTCAAAATGATAGATGCCTTTCAAAGGCTTTCCGTACACATCATTCTCTTTCTCGGTGCGTTCAAGCTGGTCGATTGTCAAAATCTGTACCTTGGATGTCTCAAAATCCAAGAACTGATTCTTATTGTCACTCTTCAACTCTGGCTGCTTTGCAACCGCTACCTCTGCTACTTTTGGCTGTGCCATCAAATTCATTGCCATTGTGTTCATTGTTGTATCTCCTTTTTTAAAAATGAATATATAAAAATAATAATTAATCTATATCGTCTACAACCTCCATGTGTTGTGTCTCGCCTAAAATTTCAACAAAGAATGATAATTTCTTTGTCTTGAAGAAAGCCCATTTTGGCATTATGCAGACATTAAAATTTTCACTTACAGAATCCTCTTTAATGATTATTTTTGATTTTGGAACAAAGATTTTTATCTCACCATTCTTGCCATCAAAATTAAATATCTGAGCATTATGCGATTGCTCCTTCATTGCACTTTTGGGACAACGAAACTTAACAAATGTCGTTACTATCTCCATCTTATCTAAAAATTAATAATGTTATATACATTGCGAATACACAAAAGAGTGAAAGTAGAAATGCCTCACAAGCATCTTTAATCTCATTAACTCCCCAATTTAATGGGTTCATCATGTCTTTTTCTTTTTCCATTTTTGTATCTCCTATATTTAATTGTTGTTATTAATTTTTATGTCGCAAAATTAATAATAACTTTTCAGATAAACAAATTTTCATCACCCAAATTAATATTTATTATTAGTTTTCTATTATCTTTTAAGAGATTTTAAAGCACTATATGAATAATTCTTTTTAATTTTGCGGCATGAAAAGGGAAGTACTATTTTCCAGCTAAGAAAGAACCATATACGCCCAATCAACACAAGTGAAAGGGTTCTATATACAAACCAAACGGAATGATTGATAGTACCTTTCATCTGTTTGGTTTTTGCTTTATATATAATGATGAAAAGAATAAGAATAGGAATAAATGAGGCTAAGTTTGCTCTGAGCGATAAGAATCGCTTGGATGCCTTCTGTTTGCTTCTAAAGATTAAGCTCTTATTCCGCTCATCTGACCTTAACCTTGTATCGTACAATCATTGCGCCAAGCTATTGCATATTGATAATAATAAGTTAAAGAGACTGCTTGAATATGGTTGCAAGATAGGGTATTTACATTTAGAAGAAAAGAATGAAAAAAAGAGATACATTGCACGTAGCATACATTCAAATGATGGATATAGTTATAAGCTTCGCAAGGATGATTTAACGAAGATGACATTTCCTGCCATCAAAAACCTTTTGAGAAGGATTGTCATGGAGAACCAAGTTAGGATGCAAGAGGATGTAATCAATACGCACAATAAGGGAACGAATGGGAGAAATGCGAAGATTATTCGCAAGGCTCTCAAACGTGAAAGTCGTATGTTGAGGAAGAAATTTTGCGATAACAAAGGTTTATCTTATGACAGAATAAAGGATGTTATCTTTGGCACGATGTACCAAGCGTTCAAAGTCACAAATCAACTTGTAGGCAAAGGCATTATCAACAAGCGCACAAGAATCAAAGAAATAAGGTGCGATGCAAAGGCTTGTACAACTAATATGTCTATCAAGGATATTGGCGATTCTGTGATTGTGATAAGTGCAAAAAGCAGAAACGCATTTTCTGTCGAATCAAATATCTATCGTATGCAGATGGACGATGCTATATCGTTATCTCGTCATGGTACGAGAAGAAAGGAGGCAAAAATGTAGTTTATGTAAAATCAAAAACAATAAAATAAGGGATGAGAATTTTAATTAAATTTATTTCCTTATAGGGGCGACAGCCCAAGAAAAAATTAACTAACGGGCGCACGTATGCCCCACCCGATTATATAATAACACAGGAGATACAAAATGGAGAAAAAGAAAAATTGGCTCGATACTTACCTCACACCAGCAAAAGAACTTGTTGGATATGAATGCTACGTAAGTTGTGATTATGAAGAAAATTTCGCGAAAGGTAAATTTTCGGTTATCATCATTAAGAACGGAGAAGTTGTGATAAAAGAGAAAAATCACATCTATTGCGCTTCAAAAGCAGTCGTTATTGTAGAAGCGATACTGTTTATGATGCAAAAATGCAAAGATGCTGATATAATCACATTCCATTCGGAATATTTAAAAAATTACTTTTGGTTTTTAGATAAAGTAAGAAAGGCCAACAAAGTAACGGGTAGAAATTATCTAAGCCAATACAAAACTCTGAAAAAGGATACGGAAGTAATCTTTGACCTCACTACTTGGTTTAAGAGGAATGACTATGATAATGAGGTTGAAAAGATGTTAGGTGAGAACTAAATTGTAAGAGATATTCAAATGAAAAACGAAACGAAGTTAAAGAAGTTGATGGGCTGGCTGGATAAGAATAATATCGAGTATAGATGCCCATCAAAAGAAATGAGCAAATACAAAAGAAAGAAACGCAGCGACCTCTTTATTCCTAAGTTTGTAATATCTGTAAGAATTGACGACGATTATACGCAGAAATGGTACAGAGCACATTATGACAGGAATCCAGTTGTAATTCGTGATACTGATACACCGAGATTTCTGATTGAAAAAATGCAAAACACCATCACAAGAGTTATGGTTAACCAGCAAAAGTATTACATGAGAGAACATGATAAAAAGGAAACAAAATCAAATAGATAGTAATTTATGGAAAAGCTTAGCTATAAGATAGAATTTGCTGATAACGGGGTTGTCGTAACGGATAATAACAAGGATTTCGTAAATGTTTACGAAGAGAACGAACATGGGGATTCTTCTGAATATACAAGAAGAGCTATCAGTGACTCTATAGCAGATACGATTGCTCATTTATTGCTTAATGGTTCTGATAGATTAAAACCAAAGGACATTTACAAAATCAAAATAGAGATAAGATGAATTTTTTAAAAAGCAAGAATTATGATAGAATCAATGAAGATACGTAAAGGGTTGGTTTTTACATTACCAATAGAACCAAATCAAGTGATTGGCGCAGCAAGCAGTGTAATAAAAATGTATATCTATAAAATTGGAGAAGGTCAATATGCGCTTATCAATATGTACCCGCTTAGATTAAAAGTTGTCAATGTAGATAAATCTATTGTAGAATGCAATATTATAGAAGATGAATACAATGAACCATATCAAGAGAATATACCTATTCAGTTTGAAGTGATTGCGAAAAATGGCACTATCGTTAGTGAAGAAAAAGCTGAAATGGTTAATCACCCCGACCACTATGCGTGGTTGAAGAAACTCTGCGGCATAGAGCCGATTGATATTTGCCGACACCTTGACTTTAACTGTGGCTCAGCAGTAAAATATCTCTTGCGTAAGGGTAAGAAGGAAATGAACCTTTCAGAACGTGAACAGAGAATACAGGATTTGAGTAAGGCAATCTTCTACCTACAGGATGAGATTGATATGATGAAGAAAGGCAAATGAAATACTCGAAGGCTTTAATTAGGCAAATTCGCTGCGACCTTCTTTCGAATACAACAGATGCGGAGAAGGCTGCGGCGAAGATATGTACTCAATTAGGATATAAGGTAATACCACAGCAGCCAATAATCACAGGTAGAAAATTATACTTCGCAGATATATATCTACCCGAGATAAAAACCATAATAGAGCTTGATGGTGGTTATCATTTTACCAAAGACCAAAAGCGCAAGGATGGTAATCGCTCTTCGGGTATATGGCGACTTGGGTATCATGTAGTGAGATTGAGCAATCACGATGCCAGGAATCCGAAGAAGGTTAAGGCAAAGATAGATATGATACTACGTAAGGCAAAGTAACCAAGAATATCGGTTATCTTGCCTTTTATTTTTGTTTCTTAATAACTATATATAAACTAAAAGAAAACCGCTTAGACCGCAAGAAAATCGCCTAAATCGCAATTGTTTACACAACTATTAATAATTTCTATTCATTATTTATTAGAAATATTAATTTTGCAAGCAGAATCATTTTTAAGTATAACGTTTAAACAGAAAATTACTATGGCAATAAAAGACAAAGTGCTTACTTCTGCCAAAACATCATTTGCAAAGTATGGTTTGAAGAAGGACGAACTTTCAAAGCTGGTTGACCTGATTATTGCAAGTCGAGGTCTAACAGATGAGTCAAAGGACGAGGATGTAACGAGTGCTATCACGGCAGTTGAACCTTATGTTGGTATGATGCAATCATCATTCAATCGTGCGGTCAGCGAAACAACGAAGAAATTCGATGGCTGGATTGACCCTAACGACCCTAACAATAAGCCTACTCCGCCAGTTCCTCCTACACCTCCAGTACCTCCAACAGGACTTACACAAGAGCAAGTTCAGCAGATGATTGCCGAAGCGAGTGCAAATAGTCAGAAAGCTATTTCTGATGCCGTAGCACAAGCTATTGCTCCTTACAAGGAAAGAGAAGAAAAGGCACGCTTGACGAGCCTTTTGCAAGGCAACGAAAAACTGAAGGACATTCCTGAAGTATTCCGTACACGTTATCAGCTCGACAAGGAGGAAAATCTCGATGCTACAGTACAGAAGATTACTGACGAGTGGACTGCACTCAAACAGGGGCTTGTGTCAAGTGGTCAGTACGTGGAAGCACCGAAAGCAACCTCTAAGGCAGATGAGCAGAATGATTTTATCAAGGCAATGCAAGGCTACTCTGAGCGAAATGCTCCGAAACCAGAGTAACCCTTACCGCCTTAAAGAAACATTTTGTCGAACCTTTTAAAAAAGAAAAAATGTCAAACAAAGGCTATTTTATGAAGAAAAGCAAGCCTACTGATATTAAGGAAGCAGTATGGCTTGAAGAACAATGCCTTCGCCGTCAGGGTGGTTATAATCTTGACCAGTCTAATCTTCCTGCGTCACTCAAATGGTTACCAAAGGGTACTGTATTGAAGCTTACTTCTAAAGGTGATGCTATTGCTGTTAAGACTGCAAAAGTAACAGAAAAGGCAGAGAAGGGTGCAACGACATTGAAGATTGCGAGCGGTTCTCTGTTCGCCATTAGTGATAAGATTGCTGGTGCAACTATCTCTGCGATTACATCAGAAAGCGGCGTTGATACCTTGACAGTTTCCGCACTCGGAAACGCTGTTGAAGCAAAGGCTGTTGTTTCAGATTATGATAAGACCAAGGATATCCTTCTTGGCTTCTCATATGATACTCTGGACTTGGATAAGGATGCTTCTATTCCAGCAACTCCTACCTTACAGGTAATGGAGGTTGAGGAAGATTCGCTCCCATACCCTATCAATGAAGAGATTAAGTTAGGTATCAACGCTGTTGGTATCGCTTTGTTCAAAATTCAGTAACCTATAAAGTGGAGATTAGAATATGAATAGTATATTGAAGAGTCTGCAAGACCCTTTGTCTTTTCAGACTTACATTGACGAAAACATGAAAACTTCCACTTACAAGGCTCTGTGGAAGAATGAAATCAAACAGGTTGATTTCTGTGCGGCCAAGTCTTATAATGAGAACCTGGCAGAGTATAACGCAGCGATGGTTGCATCTGTAGTTGCTAAAAATGCTGAACGTCCATTGCATCAGATGCCAGACTTCGGTCAGCTTACTGGTTCTATCGGGCGTATGGCTGACGAGTGGGAGCTTGATAACGACTACCTTGACCAGTTGCATCTCTTGGAGGGTAAGTACAACGATATTAAGGGTCGTCATAATTATACGCAGGCGCAGCTCAATGCTGCATACGACCAGTTAATCTCGTACTCTTTCCGACCAATGGAAAAAGCTGTCATCGCTCCTCATAAGCGATTGGATATGCTTTATTTCGAGGGACTTTATAAGGGTACTCAGACCGTATCACGCACCAATAACAAGAAGGCGAATGTGTCTTACACCTTCAATCTTGGCACCAAGAAGATTAAAACAAGTGTCAATTGGGGAGCAGAGAACGCAACTCCATTCAAGGATATTAAATCTTTGAAGGATGAGGCAAAGAAGAAGGGTCGTAAGATTCTCAAACTCCGTATGTCAGAGAATACATTCTACGCAATGTGTCAGGCGAAGGAGGTTAAGGACACCTTCAAGCTGAACCTTGGTACGGTACAGATTAATCCTGCTGTTCCTCTCATTACTGTTGAGCACATGAACACTTATCTGCGTTCCATCCTGCTGCCAACCATCGTTATTGACGAAGACCAGTTCGTTACTCTCGCTGATGGTACAAGTGTGAACCTTATCCCAGATAACCGTATTGTTGCCCAGTGTGCTGAGACTGTCGCCGTGATGAAGGAAGCAGAGGGATTGGAGGCTATCGACCCATTGCCTAACGTCTCTTATGCTAATCATGACGGCAACCTTGTAGGTTACTGGCGTGACAAAACAGGCTATCATATCACTACAGATATGTGGGCACAGCCAGTCTTTAATGGTATTAATGACTACTTTATCCTCGAGGTTGGCGATTAATCGCCAACCTTAAAGGAGTTAAGTAATAAGTAGATAGAATTATCTTCTTCTCATATTGATATAACAAGGAAAGTATGACAATTTCAGAATCCATAGCAAGCGAGATTCAGCCTTTCTCTACCTCTGATGAGACTTTGGAGAAGATGTTTATTGATGCTGCTGATAAGTTTAGCATCACGGCATCCGTGGCTGATGAATACTCTGTAGCGGTGAAGAAACCCGTAGCTTATGCGGCTATGCGTATCCTCTACAAGATGAACTCATTGTCAAGTGAGAATATCGGTGGTATCTCTCAGAGTTACAAGAACGATAAGAATCTCATTGATAAAATGATTAAATCTATTGCAAAGGATGCTGGATTGGATGCTGACCTTGTTATTGATAGTGATTCAGATGGTTTTTGGATTACGAGTGCCAAAGCTTGGTAAGGAGGTGATACGTGAACTTTGAAGATTCGCTTAAAATTGGTGCAAACGTCTACGATATCGGTTATGCAGAAGTTGGAGGAAAGTATTATTCTCTGAATAACGACGGTACACTGAATCTTGCTGATAACGCAAACGAGGCATTGAAAGCTGGGTACGATGAAGAGGGAAATCCTCTGACTCCAGAGGCGTTTATCTTTATCGATTTCGGAAAGTGTGTTATCCTTCCTAACACCAAGGCGAGTATTATTACTTTAGCTGATGGTCAAAAATACACATATGTGTACGAAATATACGCTCCGCTCAATAAAGCTAAATACCCACTCATCCCGAAAGAAGGAGACAAGGTGCATATAACGAAGAAAGATGGCACTATTGATAAGGAGATGGAGGTTAAAGGCTTCGTAACCTTAAAGAAACGCTTTCTTAGAATTTGGCTCTGATAGGCGGCAATATGGCAAAGGTTGAATTACAAATCAAAGGTCGTGAAGCCTTACAGAAAAGGTTGAACGAAAAGAGGCAGCAGATTATCAGTTACCTCAATATGCGTTTGATGCAACTTGCCGAAGAAGCGGTCACCTACTCTAAAGATAATAAAGGCTATCAAGACCGAACTGCAAATTTGAAGAACTCAATTTCGTTCGCACTTTACCTTGACGGGCAACTTGTTACCTCGTCAGTTGGCAAGATTCCAAAAGCAGAAGAAGCGGAAGGAGGACAGGAAGGTGTTAGTGCTGCACTCAGTGAGTATGCACAGAAAGAAGGTGTAGTAGCACCCAAAGGGTACTCTCTCATCATTGTAGCTGGCATGAACTACGGAAAACATGTAGAGGATAAAGGTTACAATGTCTTACACCTTACAAAGTATTTCCTTCGTGACGAAATGAAAAAGATTTTTGAAGAAGTAGCTGAAATGATTAAAAGCGATAGTTAGATATGATACTCGGAGATAAAGCGGTAACGGCATTATTCAAGTATCTCAATGATAATATTGAGAGTATAGGCATAAAGAAGGGTCGTATCTTTAAGTATGAGATACCCGAGAAGTTGGCTATTGGTGATTATATTGCCATCAATCATCTTCCTTTTGTCTACAGTGATGCCATTAATGAAGGTATAGTGAATCTGAATATTCATTGCCCTAAAACATCATCTAACTTACCTAACACAAAGAAGCTTTCTGATTATTCAGAAAAGATTCTTTCTCTGTTTGGTGATGGTACTTATCTTGGTGGCTGCTACTTTGATTTCTATTCTATCTCTCGCCCAACTCGTGATGGTGATAACACTTATTACGTCAATATGAAATTTAATGTAACGTATAATAATTTAAAAGAATAAAATTATGGCAAAGAATGGTGTATATGGCTTGGAAAGCTTCAGTTTTGCCGATTGTGTCGAAAATGGCGGCTATCCTACAACATGGAGCGACAAAATTAAGGCTGTCGTTTCTGGTAGCTTGAGTTTCAATGACCAAGCAGCACAGACATCGGATGTAGAGGTTGAGGATTCGGAAGACCCTTACGCAGTGCTTACCACATCAGCAGCAACAAAGGGTTTCACCTTGCAGACATACGATTTCTCAGAAGAGAACTTTACTAAGCTTCTTGGTTATACCAAGGATTCTGGTACTGGTGGTAAGGATGCTTGGTTGAATGAGCTTCCACAAGAAACCGAGATTTACAAGGCTGTACAGATTGTAACAAAGGAATTGGATGACATTCCTTCTCGTACCTTCCAGTGGTCTAAGATGAAACTTACAATCACTCGCAGTGGTTCTATCGGTAAGAGTGGACTTCCTAACCTCAACATTGAGTTCCGTCAGATGGCGGTATTCGATGCAAAGGGTGAGAAGAAGAGCGGTCATCGTAATATTCTTACCAAGGATATCAGCACTCCGCTTGGTAAGTAAAAATACTTAGTATCTAAGATTTTTATTTAGACAAAAGATTAAAATTAAACTTCAAAAGGCGGTGAGGTAAGGGAACTTTCCCAAGCCGCACCGCTTTTTTATGTTATAAAATATATTTTCGATATGAAAACATCAGATAAGGAGAAGGTAGCAAAGACGCTTGCCGAGGCATCTGTAAAGATTAAAGTTGGTAAGTTTCGCTTTAAAGTGAAGCCACTTACTTTTATGCAGATATACGAAATGGGTGTATTCGGTAACTCTATCAAAGAACCAACATGGAAGGAAGGCGATATGATGAATATCATCCCTCTTTTGTTTGAGCACTCTGAGACAGCTCGTTTAATGAGCGAGATTTTTATCGTGTGCGCCTTTCGCAAGAAGTGGGCACGCAAGGTATGGGGGCGATATATACGCAAGCACCTTGGTATTATGGCATTCAATGAGCTTATAAAGTTTATCAGCGGTTCGTTTAATGCAAATTTTTTCTTAACCTCTATAACTTTCCTGACCCAGACGAAGATAATGACGGAGCCGAAAACGACTCCCCATGGTCAACAATCGGAGCAGTAATGAAGTACTTTCGTATGAGTTACGAGGAGGTCGTATTTAATCGCTCATACCTCAATATTATTCTGCTTAACCGCTCGATTCCGCCCTTTAATACAAATACTAAGGATGAACCGAGAAAAGGCAGCAGACAGCAAAAAAAGCCGCAAAAAGAGTATCACAAGATAGATAAATCAATCTCTGCTAATGATTTCTTTATGGGCTTGATGTAATAATCACATAAATAAGCAAACAATATGGCAGCAGCAGATGAAATCCTTGGAATCAGCGGACAGATGGATATTTCCGATATTCAAGCATCACTTGATAAGCTTTGTGATGGGTTGAATCGTGTCGGCGTTGATACAGAAGCCTTATCTCAGAGAATGAATAAGGCACTTAACGATGTGGCGCAATCCGATGAAGACCTTGCGACAAAGACCACCAAGGCTATGCAGGTTCTTAAATCTGCTATGGATGAAGCTACGAAGGGAATTCAGGTAGTACCAGAAATGATTGATACTGCTAATAAACGAGTAGAAACCATTGAAGGTACTATCGGTAAACTTAACGAGCAGTTAGCTAATACGGAAAAAGGCTCAGAGGCATTCGGCTCGCTTACTAAGCAGATTGATGCTCAAAAGCATTCTTTGGAATTGGCGAAAGGTGATGTAAAAGACCTCGTTGAATCTTATGATGGGGTCAAAAATTCTATCTCTCAGGTAAATGGTGCGTATCAAGCATTAAGTGCATTCTCAGTTGCAAGTACAAGTGCTAATAGCGTTCAATCCGCAACGAATATTGCTGTAGGGGCTACAGCTACAACGGCAGCAACCGCTACATCAGCAGAAGCAGCGGCGCACGTGGCTAATGCTGAGGCAGCAACACAGAATGCCGAAGCCGAGAATCAGAATGTAGAAGCAACCAAACATCTGACAGAAGCCTTGCAGCAGTATATTTCCGTTGCTTCGGGTCGTGCAGAGATTGAGCGAATGCAATCAGAGAGCGCAAAGGAGCTGAAAGCGGATATGAAGTTGTACGAGAAGACTATTGAAGATATTCAGAATAAACTTGGCACAACTGACTTTGCTAAAAATATTGAGGAAGCAACAAAGAAGATTGAGGTACAGAAATCAAAGATTGAGGGTTATAAAAATGCTATCAACAATCTTTCTGCTGCGGATAACGAAACGGGAAATGGTGCTAACTACTATAATAAGCTTATAGAGAAAGCACAGACAAATATTGATGCTCTTCAATCGAAAATCAATGATTGGCAAACAGAACAACAGCGACTTAATGCAGACCTTCAGCAATACAATGCTCTTCTCGAAGCTGCGAATAAGATTCAAGGTGGTTCAACCATCGTTCAATCTGATACAATTTCAACAGTAAAAATCAACGTTGAGGACACATCATTATCAGAACTTACTTCTAAGCTTGATGAGAGTAAGCAGAAATTGCAAGATTTGGAAGCAGAAGCTTCTAAGATGGATGGCAAGTTGCTTGGGGATAAGCAGAAAGAAGATTTGCAGAAACTACAGTCTGAGATTGAAAAGACAAAGAATAATATATCTGTATTGCAAGAGGCTATCCGTGAGAAGAACGAAGAGACTTTTATCGGTAGATTGCGCAATCAGATTTCCGATTTTGGGCAGAAGATTTCCGATTTTGGACAGAGCATAAAAGATAAAATCTCTCAACCTATTGATGAGCTGAAAGCAAAAGTAAGCGGTTCTTCCATCGGTCAGCGTTTTAGTGAAGAGTTCGCACAAGCAAAGTCTGGTCTAAACAACTTTAAAGACGGAATCATTAATGTAATGACTGCCAATGGTAAGTTACAAAGTGAGATTGGTAAAGTCGGCGAAGCTTTCAAGGCTCTTGGTATTCCCGTAACGGGGTCTCTTACAGCCATCAAGTCTGTAACAAAGGCTCTATGGGGAATGTGTGCAACACCTGTGGGTGCGGTGATTGCAGCTATCGCTCTTGCTTTCAAGGCGGTGCATACATGGATGACTAAATCCGCAGAGGGTCAGAAGGTCTATACAAAGCTGATGGCTTACTTTGGTTCTCTTGCTAAGTCTATCACTGATATTGTAATTATCTTCGGAGAGTACTTGTACAAGTGCTTCACTAAGCCAAACGGTCCTCTTCGTGACTTCGGTAACAACTTCGTGAAGACGTTTAAAACCGCCGTAAAAGCTGCGGTGAACCTTATTGGTGGTCTTGGAACTACCATTAAAGGTGTATTAAATATGGACTGGGACACCTTTACTGCTGGTCTCAAAAAGACTTGGGATGGAATTAAAGGTGCTGGCGAAACTGTCATTGATGTATTCAAGACGGGAGTATCTGGGGCGATTGGTGCGGTTAAAACTGCTTATGATGCTTTTACTAATGATGATTTATCAAAGAAGTTGGGAGCGGCATTCAATGGAATGCTATCAAAGGCAGAGCAAGCGGCTTCTCTTGCAGGCAAGATTCAAGAAGCACAGATTGCTATCAATAAGAATAAAGAAACTCAGCTCAAACTTGACGGAAAAATTGCCGAAGTAAGAAATAAGATATATACCTTGCAAGGAAAGGAGAAAATTGCAGCCATTGAGGAGGCAAAGGCTCTTGTTAAGCAGAAATACGATTTTCAGATAAAGCAGCAGCAACAACTCGTTGAGCTACATGAGAAGCAAGCTAAATTGCATACTCAATCTTTGAAGGATATTGCCGCAGAGCGTGAACTTAGAATGCAGGTTCTTAGAACGCAAGTTCAGCAGAATAGCGAACAGAGAATGCTCATCAGACAAGAGGAATCAGCAAAACGTTCTCTCGCAAATAAAAGTAAGACCGATGCAAAGAAGGATGCTACTCAGCAAAAGCAGATTAATACAGCAGAGGGGAAGCTTGATGATGTTATCTATAAGAATGCTTATGAAAGAGCAAAAGCTTGGCAATCTTTGGAACAGGAGGTAACCGATGCTAAGATTAAGGCGATGAAAGAAAGCGAAGAGAAGGTCATCGCCGAGCGCAAAAGAGAGCTATCCAAAGAGATTGAGCAGATTGAAGAACGAAAGAATGCAGCTATCAAGGCAGAGCGTGACCGACAGAAAGCTGAATTTGACGCACAGCAGTTTGTTATCAAGGCAAAGGGTGGTAAGGCTGAGACTTGGGATGATAAGAAACATCTTGATTCAAAGAATATTAAGAAGATTACTGAGCAGTATACCATCATTGAGCAAAAGACTGTAGAATCATATAATAATGAGATTTATGCCGATGAATTAAAATCATATCGTGAATACTTAAAGGAGTATGGCAACCTCGAACAGCAGAAGCTCACCATCGTTGAGGAATATAACGAGAAAATCAAAGAAGCAAGGGCAAAGGGTAATATTTTCGAGGAAGCAAAGCTGAAAACTGACCTTGAAGAGCAGCTAAAGAAGCTCAACTTTAATGATTTCAAGGATTCTATCAACTGGGATTCTGTTTTCTCTGATATGGGAAGATTGAGTAAATCTTATCTCGAAGACCTAAGAAAAAAGCTCAAAGACCTTCTCGGTTCGGGTACTCTTGATATTGATGATATGAAGGTTGTGTCTGAACAGATTGGTAAGATTGATGATGCTATTTCAGAGCAAACCGATAAATGGGGTTGGTCTAACGAGAAGGTGCGTGAATATAATCGACTCTTACAAGAGGCTGCTGACGCACAAGAGCGATTAAGAAAAGCTACAGTAGAGCAATATAATGCACAAGAGCAGATGTCTTCTGCGAAAATTGCTATACAGAAAGTCTTTGCGGAGACGGGGGTATATGTAGATACTGATAAGATAACCTCTCAGAATAAAAGCACACTCTTCAATGAGAATAAGATGAACCTCAGTAATGAACAGCTTGAAAAATTAAAGAAACTCTTTGATGAGCTCGCTGTTTCTGAGGTAAAAGTCGGAAAGGCAACAAAGGACGTAAAGAAGGCACAGGAGGATGCAAATATATCACAAGATAAGGCAAGAAAGTCAATTAAAGAGATTGCTAATGAATGGGCAGAAAGTATCGGTAACGTTGCTAAGAAGCTACAAGAAGCAAGTGAATTGATTGATGTTCTCGGTTTCGGTGATACAGACCTTGGAAAGAAGCTTAAAAGTGGTGCAGATGCCTTCAATAAGGGTTCGCAAGCGGCATCAGACTTTGCTACGGGTAACTATATCGGGGCAGCTATTAACGGTGTAGGGGCTATCAAATCGCTTGGTAGTGCTCTTGGTATCGGTGACGGAAGTAATGCGAAGGAGGTTGCGGAGACTACCAACCGCCTTACAGAATCCAACGAGCGATTGCGATACTCTATTGAGCAATTGAAGAGTTCGATTGATAAGACTTCGGGAATGAGTGCCGTCAGCAATTATCAGAAAGCCTATGATGCACAGAAGCAAATCAATAAGCAGAGTATGGAGATTCTTCAAACGCAGATGGGTTACCACGGCTCGCATCACTCTAACGCTTATTATTGGAATCTGTCGGCGCAGGACTATGCGGCTATCAATCGCACATTAGCACAGCAATCAGCGGTCAGAGGTGGTTATGTTAATTCTACGATAAACAAGGTAAGTTCTTTGGAGGATATTTACAAGCTCACTCCAGAGCAAATGAAGGATATTCGCACATACAACCAAGATGTATGGAAGAATATGACCGACCAAGGTAAATATGATAAAACCGAATATTGGGAGAATTATACCGACCTTGCCGAGAAGCTTGAAGAGCTGACTGATAAAATCAATCAGAATCTTACGCAGACAACCTTCGATTCGTTAAAGGACAACTTTATTAGCAATCTTATGGATATGAGTAAATCGGCGCAAGATTTCGCAAATGATTTCACAACGATGCTCAATAAGTCTATGCTTAACTTTGCCGTTGATGACCTTGCTAATAAGAGACTTAAAGCCCTTTATGAAAAATGGGCAGATAAGATGAAGCAAGGACAGCTCTCCAATGACGATTTGAATATACTTAAAAAAGAGTATGATAACATCGTTGATGAAGGTTTGAAGATAAGGGATAATATTGCTGCAATGACGGGATATAAGGAAGCACAATCTCAGCAAACAGCAACGGGCAAGGGTATTGAGGCTATCACCGCAGACCAAGCAAGCAGCCTTATCGGCATCGGTTATGCGGTACAGATTGCACAAGAGCAAGGTAATGAAGTTCGAAAGGCTATCGCCGTTGATGTTTCTTTTTTGCGCATCTATGCCGAACAGACATATAATAATATCTCAGAAATGCGAGATATTCAGTATCAGGGATTGGAGCAGTTAGAAGCAATCAATAAGAATACTGCACCTATTATATTGATACGTGAGGACATCGCAAGCATGTATAAATTAATGAAGGAAAGGTATTAGAAATGAAGAATAATGCATTTATTAAATTGGTCGATGAAGCGGATTCAGCTTATATTGACCTTGATACTTTCGGTATTACATTGGTAAGGGGTTGGCGAGAAGCCTTGTTAACCCCTGCCCCAGTAAAAGGTTATGTAACAAATGATAGTCGATTAGAACACGGACAATCGGTTATCGCAGCACCGAAATATGCAAAGAAAGATAAGCGTGACGTAAGTATCTCTTTCTTTCTTGAAGGAAATTCGGAAGAGGATTATCTGCAAAAATATGAAGCTTTCCTTAACAAGATAGCTTATTCTGGAGAGTTTTGTCTAAAAGTTCCTCGATTAAAGAGGGTTTTTAAGCTTGTTTATACGCAATGTTCGCAGTTTGGTGATTATGGGCTAAAAAAAGGTAAATTTGTCCTCAAATTAACAGAGTATAATCCTAACGATAGAGAAAAATTATGATTAATATCTATGATGTGAACGGAAGGGTGCTTATGCAAGCAGAGATAACCAATTCGGCTATTAGGGAGGAGGAATTATCTAAATCAGACTATATCTCCCTCTCATGGAATAGTGCCGAAAAGGTTGTCCTGCCTGTTGGAGCATACATTGTGCATACATACAAAATTGATAAAGTTAGAGAAGTTACTCGTCAGTTTCTTCTCTTGGAATCATACGAGCCTACGCAGAGCAACGAAATGGCTTGGAAATATACGCCAGAGTTTCATCATCCAAAGATGATTTTATCAAAAATTCCTTTCTATATTCGCACACGCAACTCGCAAAATGAAGAAATAAAACAACATGAATGGTCGTTTGTGGGAACGGTGAATACAATTGCGAATAAGTTGAAAGATTTTCTGAATAATGAGATTGCCTTTGGTACAGCAGGATGGAATGTTGTGTATGACACAACAAATGCGAATGTGGTTAATGTATCTTTTGACAATAACGATTTCATATCTGCACTTACGGCTATCTGTAACGCTATTGGCAATAATTGTGAATGGCATATAGATTACGATAATGAGATTATCTATATATGCAAGACGTGTATTGATGATGGAGATATAACGCTTGAAGTAGGTAAAAATGTAGGTATTCCTTCGGTAAATAATAGCAAGGAAAATTACTATAACTCCTTCGCTGTGTTCGGTGGTACAAGAAACATTACACAAGTAAATAACAAAGGGGAGAATATAGCTTCGTCAGATATCCGTCTACAATTAGCTCCTTCTATGGGAACGCTTGATATTGACGGAGAAAAGTTACCTTATACTATAGATAAATTCTCTACTATAGATATTAGAAAAGATAAAAAAGAACCGCTTTTTACTAAAGTTCTTGAGTTTTCTCAGATATACCCATCTCTTAATACGTATGTTTATAATGTACGAGGGCGAGAAAAGTATGTAATTGACTCGGAAACCCAAAAGAAGATACCTTTAACATATAATAGTGATGGTTCTGTGGCAACTTACAAGACGTTCACTGTGTGGTATATTCGTCTTGCTTATCCGACTACAGAAAGAATCGAAGGAAAAGCAATAGTTAACACAACAAATGATGATGGCGTTGTGCATTATTGGTATGATTTCGAGGTTACGGATAAACTGCTTATTAATGGGAAAAATTTGTCGTGCTCTTTTGAAGCGAACTTTAATAAAGACGCACTCTCTACCCCACTCGCTGGACGTGGAACGAATGGTGATTATGTAGGATTTGAACTTTCTTATCATAAAGAAGCTTCTTCTTCTCACGCCTCCGATGATGTGAGTGGTGGTAATTTTTCGGTTTTAACTGGTGATTATGAGATTATCTATCAGGAGGATAATAATCTTATAATACCTACGAATGAGAGTGAAATGATAATTCCACGAGGAGAAAGTAAGCCAACATATAAGTGCAATATTACTGTTCTATATAATATTGCAATGGCTGAAAGCATATACACTAAAGATGCTCAAAAGCGACTTTTTGACGAGGCTATAAAGGAGATTCAGCGTCTTAAATCTGATTTGAATAATTATAGCCTAAAGTCTTATCCACAGGTCTTTGAAAAAGATAATCCCTGTCTACAAATAGGGCAAAAGGTTACCTATAATGATGGAAATGGATATCTGTTAACAACAAGAGTGTTAAAGTTGTCAACCAATATTGATTATAACTTTGAGCAAGTAATCACTATAGGAAACGAAGCTGTTAAAGGTTCAACAACTCAGCTTAAAGAAAAAGTTGATTCTATTATCGCATCAGGCTCAGCTTCTAATAATGGAGGATATACAACATCACAACTTAGCAATATAATTGCAAAGTACGGCACAAGATATTTTCTGTCAAAGCAATACAACGACACTGCGCAGGGATTAATCACATTTGCGAAAGGTCTTATTGCCAAAGGTCTTGCTGATTTGATGATGGGAGCGAAGTTTGGCAACAATGCTATGATTACGGAGTTGGGCGATGCGGTGTTTAATGCCATCAAGTCTTTCGATTACGACAATGCGGCTGAACAAGGCTTTTCTGTTGAGAAGGAGAAGAACGGCAAGTATCATGCCTTTATCACCAATCTTACCATTTGGGGAAAGGCTATCTTTAATCAACTGGAGGTAAGAAAACTGTCGTATGCAGGCGGTAATGTGTATCTGTCGGGCGCAGGAAGCAAGATAGTGAAGGTTGTGCCTGTAATATGGGATAATGAAGATAGCGAATGGCATAAGACTTCTGTAGTAGATAAGTGTGAAGGCTGGCTCTGTTATCTTCTTGCTGACGACGGAACTACGGCTACGCAGAACCTGTGGAGAGAGGGCGACCAAGTTAGGTGCAAGACTATCGGAAGGTTGACCGCAGGAACCATGAACACAAGCAACAAGAGCTACTGGAGAACAATCCCTGAGCACGGCGTATCGAGTGTGAACGAGAAGATATATGACGAATATGGCAACGAGCTGTATGGCGGGCAGATGTTCTCGTGGATTGTAATCGGCAAGCACTCTTTGTCGTTAGACTCGATGACTGAGGAGTTTGCAACGGCAGAGATAGGTGGTATTCCTGAAGAAGGAGATACTATTGTGCTTGATGGTTCAAGGAGTGACACGACAAGGCAAGGTGTACTGATACTGGAGAGTACAGGAGAGAACACACCGAGGATTGTGGGCTTCAATGGTGTGAACAGATACACACACAACGGAAAGGAAGTGTTCGTCATTTCACCTGACGGGTCGAGATTCTACAGCAATCTGTTTGAATGGGTATCTCCAAGCGGTGACACCATACACATGGTGAACTACAGAGGCGACTGGAAGGCAGGAAACTATGCCTACTACGACCAAGTAAATCATAACAACGCCCTGTGGACCTGCATAAACGAGAACGGAACAAGTCAAGAGCCTTCTGACACAAGCAGTGACTGGCAGAAGGTGTTGTCGGGAGAAAAGGGTGAGAAAGGAGACAAGGGAGATAGAGGTGACGAAGGACCACAAGGACCTAAAGGAGAAACAGGTGCGCAGGGCGAAACGGGCGCACAGGGACCGCAGGGCGAGAAAGGAGAACAAGGTACTCCTGGTGTGAACGGAAATGACGGAGTGAGCATACTTCTCGTTCAGCCAATCGTGCTCGACACTGACGATAACGGCATCGTGTCGGACACCACGGCAGAAGGACGAGTAATGGTGATGAGAGGTGGCGAGAATGTTACTAACGAGTGCTCGGACGTAAGGGTGAGCTATATGCAGAACTGTACGGCTGCGGCAAGCTTGGCTACGGGATACATAAAGGTGAAGCTCAATTCTGTGAACACTACCACTCTGGCGAGCGGAGACAAGGTGTCGGTGAGCGAGGGATTTATCACAATCACATTCTCTCTCGGAGGGAAGAGCTACAGTACACAGGTTCCATTCTCGGTGAACGTGTCGAAGTATATGGGTAGTGTAAAGGTTACGGCAAAGCAGTATCAGTCGCAATTTAAGGCATTGGAGAACGACCTCAAAGTAAGCAATCCTACCGTTCTCAAAGCTTACACATCTACTATCAAGCAGGCGGCAAGAGAAATCTCACTCTCGGTGAGTGAAAAGTCTATTGGAAGAAGAAACCTTCTCGTGGGTAGCGCGTTTTTGCGTGAGGATAATAACCGTATTATATCCAATGACGCAAGAATCGAAATAAATTCGGGCTATCAATGTACGAATTGTATTCATGTCATTGACGCGACAGAAGCAGGAAATCCGCATTATGTGGGCGCATATTGGGACGGCTCACAAGGTGGAAGAAGCATCAAGATAGAAAAGGGTAAAAAATACACAATGTCATGCTTTTATAAGACCAATGATATTAACGCAGAGTTCTATCTTGAAGCTATCTATACTGATAAGCAAGAAAATGCAACAAGAATAGGACAAGCAAAGTATCTTTCACCAAATGAGCATACTGTTAAAAAGGTCAATGAATGGGAATTGTTTACAACGGTTGTAGATACAACAGATGCGGAATACGATTATATTGCATTCAACTTTTGGGAAGCATGTAATGTCAACACAGGACAGATTAATGCGTGGATTTGCCGTCCGATGGTAGAAGAAGGTGATACTTACAACGGCTGGACGCTATCGCAAAACGATTATGACATCATCGGCGCAAACTTGATTGACAATTCAAGGACGCTTGATACTGGCGGTAATGTCTTTGAGGCGAAGGGTCAGAAAGCTCTTGTGGGTGATGCTTATGAACTCACGTATAGAGGTTCAGATGATTACAATACATTCTATCGAATAAAAGGCAGCACCTTCAAGCTTAACACAGATTATACTATTAGCTTCGAGGTAAGGGGCGATGCTGAGTATATGGGCGTGTATGCCTATTATCCTATCACAAACACCAAGTTCACCTTCTACGCAGAACCGCAGAATGGTGCAATGACCGAAGTGACAGATGGCGGAAAGGTTGATAAATATGTTGCTTTGATTCAAGTCAAAGAGCTATCTAAGCAGCAGAGGGTGTGGAGTCATTTCAGATTTAGGGATAGACTTCCTGAGCAAATCTACTTCCAGTTCCCGAAGAACAGCAAACAGACTGGTGTAACATCTTTGAACGTGACCATTACGAAGCCGAAAATCGAGGTGGGTGCAGTCGTCACCGAGTACACAGAGAAAAAGACCGACCTCATAGATAAGTCGACAGCCAAGGCCGCAGGACTGGAAATCACGGCGGATGGTGTGGAGCTGTATGGCAACAAGGTGAAGGTGAAGAACAACGGCAAGACGGCCGCAATGTTCACCAACGGAAAGCTCAATGCAGACTTGATAGATGCAGATACTATCAATGTGCACCATGTTTGGGCGAAGGACGGAAACAACCAGAACACCCTTGCGCACTTTGGTAATTACGGTATTGATGAAGCGAAAGATGAGGAAGGTAGGCCGTGTCCAATATGGGTAGGTTCTTCCACGGCGTCAAGTTCGCCATTCCGTGTTAGTAAGGATGGTTATATGTATGCGGAAAAAGGCGCTTTTGGCATACGATACTACGAGGACGAAGAGAGCGGAGAGCAGAGGGCATACGGACGTTTTGAGATAACGGCAAACGGAATAGAAACAGGAGAAGTGTTCAAAGAAGACTCCATGTCGCTTACGGACACACGCTTTCATCTGATAAAGCAAAAAGGCAACAATGAAAAATTGTCGAACGACGCTATATTTCTCGATTCGCATGGTGACACGCTTCCTGCGTCTGGTTTGGGTAGTCTCCTTAAAGCAAAAGTGAGAGTAGACGCGGCAGGCAAGCTATCTAATATAAGTAACGTCTGCTATTACGCAAATGCCAAAAATGGTTTGCAAAATTACGCCCTATACGGAAGCGGAGATATATCCCTTAATGGCGGTGTGTACGCATATAAGGCGACGATGGTAAACATAAAGACGAAGAATGTGTTCCTCGACAACACAGGAGAAATAGTGGCGACTACCTATAACGAGCCGCAAGCGATAGACTCGCTCACACTGCTGGTAAACGCACAGAGCGGACATGCACTAACACTGCCAACGTTAGGGACGATAGAACAGATGCTATTTGGATCGTATGCTATGCGCAGTAAGTTCTGCGTAAGGCTGACTGTCATCATTGATATTGGCAGTGAAAAGTTTTTTCTAAGAGGTCGCAGTACAATCGTAGATAACGCAGGTGTGGAACAATGGAATATTAACGAACTCCCTGTCATAACAAATAAGGATGGTAACTATACGGCCAATATCCTTATGAAGCAAGGAAATTCGTGCGAAATTATGCTAACCTACGACCCAAACAAGAAATATAAGGTTGGAGAGTTCGAACAGAATTATATTGCAAGATTTATTAATTAAAATAGTATAGCTATATGAAGAAAATCGTTAAAGGTAATGACTTCACACTTAGAATTCCAGTGATGAAGATGGTGGAGGGGCAAGCGAAGGCTTTCCCTCTGCCAGCCTGTACGGACGTGGTGGTACAGGTGTGTAATCAGTTCAAGCGCATCCCTCTTGCGTTTGAGATTGATGTAAAGGAGGATAATGTGCTCCTGGCAAAAGTAGAGGGCGACAAGGTTAGTCTCGGTACGTATGCCATCGAGGTCAAGGGCAAAATCTTTGGCAACGACTGGCGAAGCAATGAATATCCTCAGTTTGCCATCGTGTCAAACAATGCCGATGCTGATACCGAGTTTGGAGAGACCGATGAAGGCGATAACAGCGTAGAGATGGATACAGCTATGGTTATCCTCCCTCCTTCCGTGGAATTGTCAGACCTCATCTCAGACACAAATGAGGCGTTAGGAAAGGTTGATGATGCGATAAACAAGACGGAGGAAGCCGTAAAAAAAGCCAACGATGCCGTAAGTCAGGTAAACGGAGCTCTGAAAAAAGTTCAAAACGTAGATATTGATGTTGACGGCACAGACTTGAATATTACTCGTCCGAGTGGTGAGAAAAAGGAATTTGACCTCATGCAACTCAAAGGTGACAAGGGAGACCAAGGCATTAAGGGCGAGCGTGGAGAAAAGGGAGAAAAGGGAGATAAAGGTGAGAAAGGCGATAAAGGATTGCAGGGAGAACGTGGTGAGCAGGGCTTGCAGGGTATTCAAGGCTTGCAGGGTATTCAAGGCGAGCAAGGTATGAAGGGTGATACTGGAGCGAAGGGAGAACAAGGAATCCAAGGTGTTAAGGGTGACCCATTCACTTACGATGATTTTACTCCCGTAGAGATTGAAGGCTTAAAGAAGCCTGCTACCGATGCTGCAAATGAATTGAATAAGTACTTGGATATTGTCAAGTTACCTGTCGTGGAAACACCAGCATCCGAAACAACATTGGCTATGGATGCTAACAAGGTGTATGATATTACTATCGGTGAATCCCTTACCCTAACCCTCAATGCCCCAACAGACTTGACGGTGACGAATGAGTATCAAGGCAGTTTTGATACAGGAGCTACTGCACCAACGGTTACTTTCCCTGCTGATGTGAAATGGGCAGAAACACCATCTGTGGAGGCAAATACACATTATGAGTTCAACATCAGATACATTGGTGGCAAGTACTATGGACTTGTGCAAGAGTGGAATATTAATACATAGGAGAAAAACGTATGAGAACAGATAGAAGAAAATTAATGGTGAGTAGCAGAAAAAATGATATGTATGAATTATTGGGTAAGGTTTTACGATTTTATCCATATATAAATAATTCATATAGTAAGCTTATATCCTCTTGGGACACCAGTAAAGTAACTAATTTGAGTTATTGTTTCCAAGGATGCAGTTCCTTGCAGAGTTTAGACTTATCCTCTTGGGACACCAGTAAAGTAACTGATTTGAGTTATTGTTTCCAAGGATGCAGTTCCTTGCAGAGTTTAGACTTATCCTCTTGGGACACCAGTAAAGTAACTGATTTGAGTTATTGTTTTCAAGGATGCCGGATAAGTAGTATGCTTGATTTGAGTATGCTTGATTTTAGAAGTATGATAAATTTAACCTATGCTTTTAGTGGAATTAATAGTATAAGCATATCAAAGCTAAAACTTCCAGAATTGAGAGATGGTAATGTCCTGAAGAGTCTGTATTGTACATGGTACCAAAATAATGGCATACAAAAACTTGATTTGTCTAAGTTTAATACAAAAAATGTTACAAATTACGGTTGGATATTTTATGGATGTACGGCATTAGAGTGGCTCGATATATCAGGGTTCGACTTGACAAGTGCTACAAGTATAGATTCATTCTTTGGATTTAACAAAAATTTGAAACATATAGTTTTGGGAGAAGGTTTTGGCAAGATAAAACAAGGAGTTAAGTTTGACATGAGCAGTTTCGCCTCATTAGATGAAGAATCAAAGGTTTCATTCATGTCATTATACGACAGGAAGGCTAATGGATTGCCAAATGTAACGTTGAAGTTAAAAACTTCATACGGATTTTCTGAAGAGCAAATTCAATCCTTAACTAATAAAGGTTACACAATTAATTTAGTATAATATGAATAAACGATGGATTAAGAACGGTGTTTTTGCATCCGACACCATAGAGTTAAACGGATGCGTGGTGTGTAACCCAACACAGGATATGCTGCGACAGGCTGGCTATGAGGAATATGTTGAGCCTCCACTTACCGAAAAAGAAAAATTGGAGCAGGCAAAGGCTGATAAGATAGCCGAGATTACAGCCTACGACAAATCCCCTGCTGTCAATGCGTTTTACCTTAACGGAGAACAACATTGGCTCGACTTTAATTTAAGAGACCGAGTATTCGACGGTAATGAGCGAATTGCTTATAAGGGTCGAGAAGAGACGAGCCTTTGGCTTGATGGAAAGTGTTTTGTCATGCCCATTGCGGTAGCTCAAGACCTCATCTGTACTATTGAGGTATATGCAAAGGATTGCTACAATGTGACCGCTACTCATCAGGCAGAGGTCAATAAGCTGACAACCATTGAGGAGGTAGAGGCTTATAACTACAAGACAGGTTATCCTGAAAAGCTAAATCTCAAAGTGTAGCACCATTTTGTTGATGTCAATAAAATGATAATAATGTTTAACTAATTAAAACGAAAAGATTATGTATATACTAAGTGTTATTTCATTTCTCCTGTTAGGAGGATTTCTGCTTTTCGCAGCGATGAGGTTTGGCGTACCCGCAATGGTGAGTGACGTGTATTATCAGTTACAGGGATGTACTGGAAGCGAGGTAATTGGCGATAAGCGCAAACGAAACTATGGATGGGTATTCACGGCCGTTATGGTTACGTGTGCGGTACTGATGATGGTGTGTATGCTCGACACAGGTAAGGGTGTTCAGTTCCTTTCCTTCTTGGGCTGCGTAGGACTAATCTTTGTCGGTGCTGCACCAAACTATCTTGATGCTGACGCCTACCCTATTCACAAAGTAGGTGCGCTTATAGCTGCGGCAGGGTGTGTTGGCTGGTGTATGTCGGTATGCTGGGTTCCAACGGCCGTAATAGCTCTTATCTATCTGCTACTCGTAAGCTGTTCGGACGATGACGAAGGATATAAGCCTGTGTGGTATATGGCAGAGGTTGCAGGGTTTCTGGACGTATTCGTGACGTACTGGATAATAAATTGATGGATAACAGATTGATAGTAAAACGCCGTTGTTGGTAACAATAAGATGGTTTAGCAAAGTTTAACGCTAACAATTTGGCATTTTTTCTTGCGTTATTGCCACAAAAATGTAACTTTGCAACCATCTTATTTTGAATCTTAAAACCGAAAATTATGAATAAAGAAGACGAAGGCGACTTATTAAGGTGGTTGCAAGACAAAGACGTAAGTGAAGTGATAAACTTGCTGATGAAGCACGGAAATCGGTATAGCAGAAGGATTCTGAAGTTCTTTTGCTGGTTCTGCAAATATGTACCCATCACCATCATGTTATTGCATGCATACGGAATGTGGGATTTCTCGCAGCATCCAAGGGAAATGTTCATAACAAACAATGAGAATTTTCCATGCTATTTATTCATCTATTTTATGGTTTATATTTTACCTATGGTTTTGATATTAGCAAGCCGATTCTTTTTCCTTTGTTGGAGATATAGAATACCATTTTTCTACTTCTTCGGTATCAACGCTGCCCATATTGTAGAGTGGAGTTGGTATACTACTAAGGATATGGTAGATTCCTGCTTTACTGTTATGATTGTAACGGCGATGTTTTATCTATATGGGTTTGCAGATATGTTTATCAGTAAAACCAAGTTAGGACGAAAAATCTGTGCATAATATGGGAAAGATATTGAATTATAAGATACTCGGAACAGCTTTAAAGTCGCTAAGTGACGCTTGCTTTAAGGCTGATGAGCAACAGAGAAATGGTGAGAAGGTCACAGCTTGCGGAATGAGCGATGAGGACTTGGATAGACTGTGTGATATTATTCCAGATATGCTCAACCCGATGATGAGCACCGAGGAAGTCAAGGAGAAACTGCACGTTTCTGATGCCACCCTTAATAGAATGGTGGCAAGGGGTGATATTCCGAATGGCGAGTGCAAAAAGCGAGGTCACACCCGATATTTTAAAAAGTGGGATATTCTTCACTATATTAAGAGTAAGAGAAAATCATAACGTATTAGCCCTACGCAGCACGGTCAAGCGAGTATGTATGAGTATTATGGACTTTATGTTTCAGAATTTGATTATAGTAGCAATGATAGTCGTCATTAATTGCACGTTCATTGCATACCTATACATTACGCATGAGTACGAGAAGGTCGATAAGTTCTTCCTGGCTTGGGTAACGATGTCAACTATGGTATTGACAATGTGGTTCGGATTTGGACTGTATCTGTATTTTAATTATTTCTTATAAGCTAAAGAGAGGTAAATGATTGCCTCTCTTTTTTGTTTTCAATCCTTTCCAATCTTGCAAACATTGGAAAAGATTTTAATTCCCCCTATATTAGCTCAAAATGACATTACCTACTATCACCTTAAAACACTGATAATCAACCACTAAAAGAAAGTGTGATAGAGTTATATTTGTTCTTATTAATTCGCTGTACCTTTGCATCGTAACGTTACAATAGTGTTAGTTAATATTAAGGATTTCAAAAGATTGTATTATGGAAATGACAGATGCAAAGGTCGTAGAGAAGAAAATCTACGAAGAGGGAAAGAAGCACGACGAGTATGCTTCTAAGGCAACAGGTAATGCTGGTCTTACCCTTGGTATCATCGGCACTGCACTCGGTGCTGGTGCTTGGTTGCTTGGCGGTAACAACCGCAGCGTATTTGGCTCACTCGGCAGCAATATGCCTGAGAACGTGAACATCAACACTTACGGAGCTAACTCAAGTTCCAATCAGCCAACCGCCTTGCAGGTCATGGAGAAGGAATGCGATGATGAGGTGAAGTTGCTTACCTATATATTCGGTATGAAGCTCGACACCGCTAACAAGTTCTACGCTATGCGCGAGACAGACATCGCTGAGAAGTTCTCTATGTATAAGGGAGCTAACGATGCTATCAACGCCGAGAACCGCCGTGCAATGCAGGCTGAGTTCGGTCTTTACAAGTCTCAGGTTGATGCGGACTTCGGTCTGTACAAGAATCAGAGAGACCAGTACGACGCGTTGCAAGCAAAGTATAGTGACCTCGACAAGAAGGTTGCCGTGATGGAGGCTCTTACTCCTTACAAGGAGAAGCTGATGATGGCTTACGTGAACGAGAAGACATGTAACTGTCTTCGTGGTCAGTTGGTACTCCCATCTACGCCAGTGGTTTCTGGTTACGGCAGCTACGGCTGTAACTGCACCACTCCCTCCACTCCCACCACTCCCACTACAGGAGCGTAACAGAGCAGCAAGGAAGTCTGTAAAAAGGACTAAGAGAAAATGAGTTGGTGAGGGGTGTTTGCCCTTGTTGGTGGATGCCCTCTCACCTCTCTAAAATATATCACCAACTTTAAAAGAGATTTATTATGATGAATTTCAGTAACAGTCCATTATTGGATATTGGCACAGGTCAGCAACAGCAGCCTCAGGTGTTGGATGCAGAGCTACAGAAGATGTATGAGGCAATACAGCAGAAGCGAGCATCTATCAATATGCAAGCGCAGCAATCTCCAACCCCTTTATGGGATAAAATCGACAAGATTGAGGACAATCTTACAGGGGCGCAAAGGCAGTACTTGATGCAAAACCAGGAATACGTCAATAGCTTGCAATATGTGTCTAAGTTAGTGCAAGACGAGGAATTGCGCATCATACGCCCTCGTATCGAAAGCACTCAGCAAGGACAGGAGGCATTGAAGAAACACTTGTCCTTGATGCAACGACTGAGAAAAGAAGTAGCGCAGGCAGAGGAGCAGAAATCTGCCATGCTCAACGATTATATGACTAACCATAGTGATAAGACTTGGCAAGAATACCTCGTATGGTACAACAAAACAAAGAAAGGAGGAGTTAAGAAATGAACATAACGGAACTTAAAGAGAAGCTGCTTACATCGTTAGACCTGTGGGCAGACGCAAGAATAAGTGACATGGTGAAGGAGAACCCTGCATTGGCAATTCCTTCCGTCTACATGAAACGTGCAGCGCACAATATCATCGCAAAGAATAAGGATAGTTGGGGCAAGAGCATTGACAACGCTACCCTATTCATTGCCGATGAAGACGGCAACATAGATGCTGATACCATATTCTCAGACCTTATGCAGATGTTGGAAAATATAAGCAATTATGAGTTTGATTTCGGAATTATTAAAGGCCGCATTGATAGCGGTGCTTTGGTTATTGATTTGCCCGACAACATCATAACGACTATCTTCTTTGGCAGCAAGAAGAGTATCAGCTTTACAAAGGATGATTTTGAAGAGTTGAGAAGTCTGATAACAGCAGAATAATCACATATATAAATACAAGACAATATGGAAGCAAAAGAGATTATGAGTAAGTTTGATGAACTTTACGGGATAATGGCATCATCAACTAACGTGAAGTATATGCACATATTCGGTAACACGATGCGCTGCATGATGAAAGATATGGCAGCAAAGCACCCAGAGTTGGCGCAAGAGTATCTTGATAAGCTTTGCGCTATAAAGTGGAAGAACTATCTTACCAAGAATGAGGCGTTGGATATTATCAGTAAGATGAATCCCGAAGCTACATGGAATATGCAAGAATGGTTGGATGAAATGGAGAAGTTAGGCTTCTGTATGGAGGATAAGCCGTATTACAATGATTATGCGCTGTATATAGCAATGAATCAGGTAATAAGCGACCACGGGGAAACCATAGTTGCAATAAAGGGAGAGAAATCTCTTTCTGATATAAGCGAAGAGGAACTTGTAGAATATGCCTACAGATTAGCCATTGACCTACTAAAAGATAAGGATGGGGTATACGATATTAGAGAATACTTTTTGAAGTAGATATACAGTTTGAATCATTCGTAAAGAGGGGCTTTTATAAGTTCCTCTTTATTTGTTTATATCGAATATCAGTATTATTATCGAAATGTTAACCTAAAAAACTATCTTTGCAACAAAAAAACAAAATATGGTAGCACAGATAGGAAATACAGGTACAAGAGCAGCAGGGATGGTGCTATTCGGGGATGAGTTGAGTTGCATGTTACTCGATACTCGATGGATGCTTATTGCTATCGTTCTACTCATAATCGCTGACTATCGTTTTGGCTGCGAAGAGAGTAGCCTTCGCCATAAGAATGCTTTAGAAGATAAAAATCTTCTGCTTGCGGATAGATATGAGTTCAGAGTATCACGGGCAAGACGTAGAACTGCAAATAAATTCGTAGACTACCTTATCTACATAATGTTAGGTGTATCTCTTGGTAAAGCTCTATTGCCGCAGCTTGACATTAATTACATATGGGGTGGATGGGTTGTTACTGCATTTATTGCGGCAAGAATAGAAATCCCAAGCATAGTAGGGCATTTCTTATTTGTGCGTGGCGTATCAGTAGAGAAGAAGACAATAACAGGATTCATTAAAGCATTTGTCGTAGCCCTTGCAAAATCTAAAAGCGAAGGTGTTGGCGATGCCTTAGAAGAAGGATTTAAAGCAACGGAGGGTAAAAAATGAAAGTAACAAAAGAACAAATGGAAGCCATCATGCCGAAAGCTGGAGAAAGGATTGATACATATCTTCCTTATATCAATGCCTATGCTGATGCCTTTAATATAAACACTCCCATTCGTATGGCAAATTTCCTTGCGCAAGTGGCTCACGAAACCGCAGAGTTGGTACATATACGAGAAATCGGTAATGCTGACTATTGCCATAAGTATGAGGTCGGTAAACTCGCAAAGATGTTGGGTAATACTCAAAAGGGAGATGGCTACAGATATAAAGGTCGTGGCTTCTTGCATTTAACAGGAAGGGCGAATTATCAAGCTTACACGAACTCAAAGTACTGCAAAGGTGATGTTGTAGCAGAGCCAAAGCTCTTGGAACAACCGAAAGGAGCAGTAAAAAGCGGTATGTGGTATTGGCTGATAAGAGGATTGAATGCCGTAGCGGATAAGAATAATATTCTTGCTGTAACAAAGAAAATTAATGGTGGAACAAACGGCTTGTCGAGCAGAACCAAATATTGGAAGAGAGCTTTGAAAGCCTTTAATATAACAACATAGCTTATGAAAAGGGTTAAAGATTTGTTTTATTGTTTATCAATTTCAATGCTTCTGTTTCTTATGACGCAGATAGTTATCGGATGTACGGCTACCCCGAAGGTGGTTACCCGACAGACTTATATCAGCGATAAGCAGTCGCATTGGGATTCGATATTCAATGCTCGATTTTTAACAACACTCGAACTCTATCAAAGTAAGCAGAGTGAGCTGAAAGAAACGAGCAAGTCAGAAACAAACCATATCAGAGATAGCACTTCTGTAACGGTTGATAAAGAAGGAAATATAATAAGAAAAGATAAATATCATTACGAAAGTCATAACTACTCCGAGAGTTTTGTACAGAAGCTCAAAGATAGTGTTTCTTACTATAAATCATATAAGGATAGTCTAAGCAAATATCGACTCAAAATCGATTCCTTGAATAAGGCTAAACAAGATTCTGTGCCATATCCCGTGTATATAGAGAAGCCAATGAAGAAAACAGATGCAGCACTCTTACGATTAGGTAAGGTTACGGCGGTATTCGTGCCTCTCTTCGTGGTAGGTATGATATCTTGGCAATATATAAAAAGAAGAAAAAGATGTAAATTTTTTGATAGTTCTTAGTTTTCAATAGGTTATGTTTAAGTAAAAGATTGTTAGGATAACAAAGGCGGTTACTCGTGAAGAGCAGCCGCCTTATTTCTTTTAGTACTTCTTGCCTCCGTGATGATATTCACGGCTCTCATTATAGCGCATCTTCAGATTAATATGCTGTACAAGGTTGATTCCAAGTGCTTCCGCCCATTCAAATACGGAAGAAAGAATACTTTTATATAAGACGTAGAACATTTCTGCCTTTACACTTATAGATGAGTTAAGGTTGCACGAAACAATAGTTCTTGTAACAATTAAAGCATTCTCAGTAAAGCTATGCTGTTTAGCATACTTAACCTCTGAGTCAAATGTGGAAAATCCGTCCTTTGCCTGAATATTACAAACGCCCATCAAATCAAAGATTCTAATACAAATGTCTGCCAACTCGCTTTCTACTTTTCCCTCGATGGTATCAGAGTAGTATTTGTTGAACAAACCGCCACCATGGTCGTTGACAAGTACAGTTTTAAGACCTTCTTTGTCAAAGTCGTCCATATAGTTTCCTTTGCGGTCAGCTTGTACGGCTTCTGCTACTTCTGTGCAAACCATCATCAACCAATGCGCATTAGACTTTTCTTCTTCATGCCATCCATGTTTGACAGCATTATCATAGGCTTTTTTAACCCACTCATTAATCTGTTTTGCTTTAATTTTCATAATTATCTGTATTTATGTTTATTACACCATTTCCAACAATCTGTACATTCTTCTTTATCGCAGCAAAAGCCATCACCATAAATACCTTCGTTGGCAAATGAAATACAATTACCGCAACAAGGCTCTTCATTTTCTTTCTTCATGTAAATAACGTTTTATTGATTTACGCAATAACTTATTTTCATCGGTAAGCAATCTAACTTCTTCTTGTAGTTGCTCTATGATATGCAAATACGATATTTCTTCAAAAGTTTTCATTTCATCAACTCCAACGAGAATCCTTTCTTCGCAACGTAAACCGCCTTACCAGTTGCTTTCGCTACCTCAGAAGAGAATAATTCTGCATCGCCATTATTTGCACTCATATGAATAAGTACAATCGCTTTCGTTCTTTGTAACTTATTCTCTTTCAAGCAGTTCAGGCATCTTTCCAAACTCATGTGAGTAGCCTTTGCTCTTATGCCAACCTTTTTAGGAATAATACCCTCTTTTATACTCTTTTCAACCAATGAATCGGTATGATTACATTCGATAAGAATATAATCGAGCGGAAAAGATAGCTTATATTTGATATGATGGCTATCCGTGAGGAAAAGCATATCTCCCATATCGGGATGATAAATGATAAAGCCACAAGGCTCTTTTGTGTCGTGAACTGTATCGAAAGCCTTTATAACGAAGTTACCAATACAAAACTCTTTCAGCATCGGTATGACATTGTAATGAAAATCATCCTCCTTTATCTTTTTCTCTTCCAAAGTACCTTTGGTTGCAAAGATATTGAAAGGTCGTGCATACTGACGAATAAACCCTGCGTGGTCGCTGTGGCTATGAGTAATCAGGCAACCAGCAACCTTTTTAAGATTTCCTCCAAGTGCTTCTGCGGCATCTTTTAATGGCATTCCGCATTCTATGATAAGTGCTTCATCATCATTCTGTAGGATATACCCATTACCAGAGCTTCCACTTCCTAATGTAACTAATTGCATATTCTATACCTTATTATATATAGGAGAGAGATTTCTCCCTCTCCTATCTGTCGTTCTACTGCTGCTTAAACATATCAGGCATTTCTTGCTTACCCATCGGCTGAGCCTTACGCTTGGTTTGAGCCGCATTTTCTGCGGTATCAGCGGCTTTTTGCGTGTCGCTTGGCTGATTATCGGCAGCTTTATTTTCTTCCTTTTTCTCGCCATTATTCATATCGAGTGACTGAGAATTAGCTTGCTGTTCCTCTTGCTGCTGAGCTTGGGCAAGCTTCTCTTCGGCTGAAAGCTGCTCAATAGAAGCGTTAGTGGCAGGAATCTCTTCATAATCGGCATCTTCTGCCTCGTCTCTGGTCTGAAAGCCCATCATGATACCAGAGTCGGTCGTTCTAATAAACCAAGAAGCGGAACGATAACGAAGCATCAATTCTGGAATACTTTTCCATTTAGGGTTACGGGAATACCAACCTTCATCCTTTGCCATTTGAATTGTAACAATAGGACCTTTCTTTACCTCTCCCGTCTTCAATTCGATAGCATAGGCATACATTCCCCAAGTATCTTTACCTCTTTCTCCAACTTCCGCATAGCTAAGTGTAGAGTATTTGCCCGTTGCATTAAAGCAAGCTATGGCAAACTTCGCTTCAAACGTAGGTGTTCCATGAACAACAACAAGGTTCTGTAAAACCATCAGAGGGTCAGCGTTCATACGAATAGCCATATTGAGTCCTATCATACAATTACCAATATTGCCCTTATAGACATCAGGGACAAAAGAAGAAGATGCAAATACTTTTGCAATTCTCTGTCCTGCTTCAAAACCTTCAATAGAGCCGAAGATGTTAATACCTTTCTGAGACTGTGATACAGTCAAATCTTTTGTTTCTTCCATAATTTCTATATTTAAATTTTAAATTGATTTTATCTCCAATGGCTGCCCGTAGATACATTGCAAGTAGATAATCTGTTGCTCAACGGGGACGATGTGCTCTGCTGATTCCTTGCGGTCAACGAACAGAGGTACGAAGATACCAGAAGCCTTAGATATACCACTGATAATATCAACGCCCATATCAATGACAGTTCCATCATTTGTGTTATCGTAGTCGATACCGTCATTGTCAATAGCGGTGCAGATTTCCTTCTCATCGTCATTGGTCTTATTCTGCTCATAGAACTTCCAACGGACGAGGGAGAAGTAAGAATTAACCTTCTTTTCAACAAGATTAATCTTTGCTTTTTTGTAAGCTTTGATTTGTCTAATAACTTCATCGCAATCAGCGATAATCTGAGATAACTCAACAGAGCGATTATTGAGCTTTTCTTTCTCTGTATCAATACGCTTATTAGTCTCCTCGCCTGCGATTTTGTTAACTAACTCGTCACGCAGAGAAGTAAGGGTCTTCTTTTTCTCCTTATTCTCTTCGATTGTAGCATCAACCTTCGCAACAGGCTTACTTGCTTCAATATCGGCGAGGTCTTTATCAAAGACCACCTTTTCCGCAGCAGCTTCCCAAGTTTGATTCTGCTTCTCTGTGCGCTCGTCAATTAACTTCTGATACTCAGATTGGGCATTCTTTACCTTATCCTCATCTTGTGCCTTGGTAATCTGCTCATAGGTATTGATATTACCTTTGAGGACTGTCATCTGTTGCTTAATTTGAGCAGCCTCATTCTGTATTTTTGTGAGTTCATCAGACTTATTCTTATTGAACTCGGCAACGGCGTTATCATATTCCTTTGCCTTCATTTCGTCCGTATAAGGACGACCACAAACTGGACAAACATCTGTTTGCTTATAGTTAAATTTCTTTTCGTTAGCATTATTCCACTCTTTAATCTTGTTATTGAAATTAATAGTGACCTCTGCCAAGGAAACCTTGTATTTTGTATTGGTCTCCATATTTGTAGTATATGCAGATTTAGCGTCATTGAGTTTCGTTGAAGCCGTAGAAATCTTCTTCGTAAGCTCATCAATCGCCTTAATCTTAGCATCTTGCCATACCTTCTGTGCATTCGCAACCTTTACGTTATGCGCTTGCAACTTATTGAGGTACTCTTCCATAGCAGGGTCTTTCTCAGTCGTTCCCTCCAATGCCGCATCTATAGCAGCAATATCAGCATCAATCTTTACCTTCTGCGCTTTGAGAGCAGTAAAATCGGCATCAACTCTAAGAGCCTCTTGTGCCTGAACCTTTGCAGGTATCAAATCTAACTCCTCTTCCGCTTTCTTCTTTGTTGCCTTCTGCTGTGTAAGCATATCGGAGAGTTCTTTCTTCTCTTCAATTACGCCCTTATACACCATAGGATAAGGCTTCATCAATTCTTCTTCATTGATTTTGCCTGCCAGCGACATAAGCATTTTACGGCGGTCATCAACCTTATAGGACATAAAGATGTTGATATTAGACAGTACGAGCCATTTATTGAGCGGACAAAGTTCTTCAAGTTTGGCGTTGAAATCTTTCTGTGAAAGAGGAACGTCATCGATAAGTCTATCCTGTGTAGTACTTTGCAACTTCTCATCTGCTGTACCCTTATTCTTCCAATTCTCAGAAAGAATACGCTGTACCTTAATCTCTCGCTCATCATTATAGTTAAGTACTACAGTGACAGAGGTTTCAAGATGATGAATAACGTTATTATTAATATCAAGAGGTTGCACAGTAGCATTCTTCTTGCTAATAATACCGAAGATAGCCCAAAGGTAAGCATCGTAGATAGTTGTCTTGCCTACCTTATTTGCGCCACTAATAACCATATTATGGCTAAAGTTAATTTCTTGACTCCGAACCTTCTTAAAGTTCTGTAAAGTCATTGATTTGATTTCAATTTTCATTGTTGTTTTTATTAACGTTAAACGGTTTGTATTCATTGCAAGCTTTAGAACCCATAAGCTTAATAGCCAACTCCTTATGTATCTTATGACAGATAGCATTAACAGTATCAATATCAGCCTTTACATTCTTCTTTCGCTCTTTATTGGCATCAGATTCCATCTGAGATAATATCTTTGCCCTTTCTGTATCAAACTTTAGCAACGCCTCCATAAGATTCTGAGGGTTGATAGTATTACCTACATATATCTTTCCATAGCATCCACCTATCAATGATTCCAAAAAGTAGGTGAATTCGGTGGGTGATAGATAGTAGTAGATATATCTTATTCGCCTTGCCATAAAGATAACTTGAAGACTATTAATAGAACCTCCAGCACCGAGAAGTCTAAAGGTATCTAATAATTGAGCTTTTATCCATTTAAGAGCGAACCCCTCTTCATAATCATTATCTAAAGATGCAAATGTATTGGTATCTTTAAAGGCAGAAGTTAACGAAGAAACTGGCTCTTTTCGCTTACTGATTAAAGGATAATTGGTTTCTATCCATTCTTCGAAATTAATCTGCGTTAAAGACTTCTGCTGCTGTTCTTGCGAAATTAAGCTCTGTTCGCTGCTGTTGTTGCTGTACTTCGTCATACTCAGAATATATTTCATCCTCCCAAGCACGGGAATTAAGATAGGTAAGAGGATGCTTTTGGAAAACTTTCTGTGTAATAGATGCAACATATTTAGGTGTAGCTGCTATGCAAGCAGCTCTATCTTTCTTAGTCATGTGCATCCATTTTTTAAGGCACTTTTGCTTACCAACACACTTACCATACATCTTCCACCATTTTTCAAACTCTTCATTTATGACTGAGATAGATTGCGGTGGAGTAATCTCGTAACCTTGGGATTCTAATAATGTGATTGCTTCTTGTATCTCCTTTTCCATATTTACACCTTATTATATTATATATACTCGCCACCCCAAAATCGGGTAATTTCAGACCCAGCAATAATAATTCGCCCATTCTGTCTGATGCTATTCTTAAGGAATCCGCTTTTAATATAGCGATATACGGTTGTTACACTTATCCCTAATTTTTCTGCCGTTTCCTTAATAGAATATCGACCTTTTGGCTTAACGTCAGGGATATCGTTAGTCATTATGATTTCCTCCTTTCGTTTTATTACGCTTATAGATGTTGTAGATAGCAGCTTCTGTTGCGTAGTTGAAGTCACTCATTGTCCGCCGCACAGCCTCAGACTTCTTGAGGCCTTGCTCCATGTATTTGTCAATTGACAGACAAACCATGCGTTCTTTGTCTTTTTGTGATGTTATAACCATTTTTAACTATATAATTATATATAAATTAATATATTATTACTAACTTTGCTCCATAATTAGAGTAGTATTATTAACCACACCGCAAAATTAATAATAATTATTCACATAACAAAATTTTCTATTAGTAGACTATTATTATTTATATTATTTTAAATATTATGAGTACATTTACAGAAAGAGCGAAAGAAATCGCCAAGTCAAAAAGAATGTCGATGGTACAGTTCCAAGAGTCTCTTGGATTAAGTATTAGTCATTTCTATAATACAAAGTTTCTTTCACGCAAGGTTGCGAGAAAGATAGAGGAAGTATACCCTGAAATTAATGTAGACTGGCTTGCAACTGGTAATGGAGAAATGATAAAAGGAGGTGTATTGCCAACCTTTGCAAAGGATTCTTCGGCATACCTTGTACCGCTTTTGCCTGTCGCAGCTCAAGGTGGAACTCCCAATAATTTTGAATATCAGATTTCGAACCACGAATGTGAGATGATTATGTCACCAGTCGAAAATATAGACCTCGCCATCTCTGTTACTGGAGATAGTATGTCACCCGAATTTCCAAGTGGTAGCAAGGTGATGGTGCAGAAAATAAACGAAAAGGCTTTCATCGAATGGGGAAGTACTTACGTTCTCGATACAGTGAATGGTGCTATAATTAAGAATGTGTATCAATACAAGGATGATGAGTCAAAAGTAATTTGCCGCTCGGTAAATCCAAACTTTGCGGACTTTATTGTCGATACATCAGATATTAGAGGATGGTATCGTGTTCGTTGTTGTATCACCATTAAGTGACGTTAAAAAACTTAAAACGAGCAAATTTCGTGCAAGGAAAAAATATTATAATTCATAAGTAACTGATAACCAATGCAATTATAGAGTAGATACCAATTTTCAAAAAATATTCGCATTAACAGAATAAAATCAACAAGAAAGTCTGTACAAAGCGGTATTATCGCTTATGTATTAAGACAATGATAAGATATTAGATTAGCATAATCTATTATTGCATTTTATTTTTTATTTTTAAACGTGCAAATTTCGTGCAAAAGAAGGGAGACATAACAATGATTAAAATTTCTATCAAATTAGACAAAAGGCGAAGATTGAATAACGGAAAGTTTCCGTTAAAGTTTAAAATTGCTCGCAAAGATAAAGCAATCTACATACCAACAGGTTATGAATTAAATGAGAATGATTGGGATGCGAAAAATGAAAAAGTCAAAAACTTACCCAACAAACGAATTTTAAACATTAAACTTGGTAAACGCCTATCAGATATCAATGATAAAGTAATCACGTTGCAAGCGGAAGGAAAATTGCGCTATTTTTCAAACAAAAAGCTATCACTTTATCTTTCTAATGACGAAAGCAAAGAGGAATACGAAAATCATCTCTTTAAAACACAAATGGCAGATTTTATTTCTAAAAAAGATAGCGAATCAACTAAGAAGTTGTACATCGCAACAGAAAATAGGATAAAATCATTCTGCGATTATGATGAGTTAAGAATTGAAGATATAGACATAGAATGGCTTAATAATTTCAGCGAGTTCCTAAAAAAAGAAAACGTAAAGAATACTATTGCTGTAAGATTAAGGAATATTCGTGCCGTAGTGAATTTTGCACGAAAAAAGGGACTGGTAAAAGAGTATGCTTTCAGTATGTATCCAATCAGAATGGAAGAAACAAAAAAGCGTTCTTTAACTGTTGAGGAATTAAGAAAATTATATAATGTAGAGCTATCCCCAATCCGCTCAAAGCACAGAGATATATTCTTTTTAATTTTCTTTCTCATGGGAATTAACGTCAAGGATTTATCTGAGCTAAAAGAAATAGATAATGGTAGAATAACATACCGAAGAGCTAAAACTGGTACTTATTATAATATAAAAGTAGAGCCAGAAGCACTTGAAATTATAAACAGATATAAAGGTAAAAACCACTTACTCATACCTTTTGACAGCGATGCTTCGTATCTTAGTTTCGACCAATCTTCAAATCGGGTTCTCGGTAAAATATGCGAAGAGATAGGTATACCGAAAATTACAACGTATTGGGCAAGACATACTTTTGCCACTATTGCTTATGAAATCGGTATCAGTATGGACGTTATCGCTGACTGCCTTGGGCATAAGAGTGGTCATAGAATAACCTCTATATATGTACGCAAAGACCAAGACCTTATTGATGAAGCTAACCGAAAGGTTATTGATTATGTTCTATATAATAAGAGAGGGTAGAGCTTTTGCCCTACCCTTCTTATTATTGTAATAACAACTGCTGTTTTATGCCTAACCTTTTTGCCTCTTTGCTAAAGAAATCTATTTTTGTTTTTACTTTATCTTTAAACTCTTCGAACAATGCAATTAAAGCCTCTTGCTCGGTATCAAAAAGTGATTCTTCTCTAATTGTATGTTGTTTAGTTCGTTCACAATAGTCGGGTTTGTATTTATAATTTATCCTCCAACCAGAAGGGTTAAACTCGTTTCCCTCGAACCAGGATACGTTGCAGCATCCCTTTATAATACAGCGTTGCGGATGTTCAAACCATTTATCTATATACCAAGCAATATCACCATTCTTATATTTTGGAATGGGTCTTTCCTCTTTATTTGTATATTTGTATTCTTTCATTTGTTATACTTTTTATCATTCTTTTTAAACTTCTCAAAATAGAATACTATAGGCTTGTCAAAAGCAGGGTTGAGCAGACCATAAGCGATACTCATGCTTACCTGAAACTTTGCAGCACCTTTAAGCAAACCTTTCGCCTGTTCCTTGATAGCTTCACGAAATTGCCCTATACTCATATCTCGCTTTCGAAAGTTACAAGCTCGGCAAGAAGGCATATAATTCTCCATACTATCCTCTCCATGAGAAACGATATACTTACCTTCATTATCACTCCAACGTGAATAGTTTCCACGATTCTTAGGAATAAAATGGTCGATTTGCATATCTTCGAGTTTTATTTCTCTTCCGCAGTATGCGCAATGATGGTCGTATTTCTCCCAAACTTTGATTCTATCTTCCTTCTTCATAACTTATTTCAGTTCGTCAAAGTCAAACCACTCAATCTTATCGTAGATATCGTAAAGAACTTCAATACGCTGTGTTCCTTCCCCTCTTGTGACGACCCATATATCATCACTCATTGCTCCGAAGAAAAGAACCGTAGGGTGATTTACGCCACCTCCACTATATCGGAACATCACCCACTTTTTTAATGGTGGCTTCTCTTCCTTTAGGTCGTGCCATAATGATGCAGCATTTACGTAAGGAACGTTTTCTGTGTTACAATCAGTAACACCAATCTTTTCTGAGCTGAACGTTACCCCGTTCAGCCCATTGTAATCTACCTCATCTTCGTTGCTACAGATGTTGAGGTAAATCTTCTTTGGTAAATTCTTTATTCTCATATCACTTAAACTTAATTATAAAAAACTCAGTATCAAGCCACTTATCAGGGCATAAGTCTTTCTTCGGCTTACCGATGGTGATACTTACAATCTTCTTCTCGATACGTGGGCTATCCTTGCGGTAGCCGTTGATAAAGAGGACGTGGGTGTAAGGGCGATAAAGCACCTCTCCACAATATGTTTCTGCAGCCACATCATAAGCTACTTCGCAGTTAGTGGTCAGACGTTTAATCCAATAAGGTTTAATCTCCCGATACTCCTCTGTCTTTTCGCCAGTCACAATCATGTCGAACCATTGCTTGCTGACGGTGAGGGTCAATACATTCTTCTTCATCTTTTACACCTCCTCCCAGTCTGTTGCAAGTATATCCTCTGAGAGCATTCTTTCTTCCTTGAATATATGATGCCCATAATGATAGAATATTCCTTCCTCGTCAATACCAAACGGATAAAGCCCATTTTCACGCTTTACGAGCTTTCCTTTTCTCATACGCTTTAAAGCCTCTGAGAAGTCAAATATTTCCTTCTTCATTTCTTATTTCTTTTTAATTGATATTTAATATTAAACTCCCAAAGCAGAAAGGCTACATTAATTTCATAAACACCACTATAAGGCTTCCATACGATTAAACTTGGAATGAAATAAAAGCACCAATCGTATTTGGTTATAAGATATTTGAGATTAGAACTTATCTTCTTCATATGCTATTTCTCTAACCTTTTCTTGAATGTCGCAAGTATATAGATTGAACCGCAACAAGGTATCGTAAATGCTGTTACCAATGCAGATGGTGGTATTAGGTTATATTGTACTAATTCCCAACCATCATAGCCGTATTGATTAAATTTATCAGATAGAACCTTGTTTATCTCATCAGCTTTCTTGATAACTATTGAAGTTACCATATACTCATACTTCTTCATTTCTCACCTTCCTTTCTATCGAATTTGTTGCCAACAACAGTCCATTTTTTAAACAAGACCAATAAAGAAAGATGTCTATCTTGTCCTCCATCTTCGTCGATTGGGATAAAACATGATAGACAATTAGCCCAAGTTACCATTCTCCTTTCAAATGGAAAATCATGATTTCCGATAATGTCTCCTTCCCAAACCTCATTGCCTTCACAATCTGTCAATCCTGTAAACTGGCAGACGGTTTCAGGGTCAACTCTGTGCACTATTGGTACATCAGAAAATTCATCACTTGGGTAACTTATGCCAACATAACTTGTACTATGTACCAAGTCTCCTTTTACCCATTCTCCATTGTCAAGACGTTTTGCCTTGAACTTGATGTTTTCTGTTTTCATAAGCTATTCATATAAAATTGTTATTATTTTACTTTTATCTACCTTCAATATAGCTTCTTTTGCTTTATCAATCGAAGGAAACAAATACTCTGGGCAAAGGTTATATGCACCATAATCCCAATAATGGATAAGTCCAAATAACAATGAATGTCTCTTATCTACACGATAAGCAAGGATTGGATTATCCTGAGAATCGTAATGTATGCCTTTAACAGCCTTGCTTTTACGATACATATCTACTATTCTATATGTTGCCATAACTATTCTTCTTTAAGTTCTATTTTTATGGTTCAATACGAATATAACCATTTATTATTACTTTAAGAACGCCATCCAAATAGTTTGATTCTTAGACGTAGTGCGATGCCCGAATATTGGCTTATAATCAGTAATCGCATTGAGTATGTCGCGAACCTTTATCTGCTGTTCGTTCCACTTGAATATTAGCGTTCCGTTTGTTTTTAGTACTCTCATACCTTCGTGGATTGAGTCGTTGATGAACGCTTGCCAATTTTCTGGCAGCTTACCATATTTCTTGCATAGCCAGGAGTTCTGACCTACTTTTAACAGATGAGGAGGGTCGAAAACTACCATATCAAATGCTTCATCTTCAAATGGCAAATTAGTGCAATCGGCAATTATATCGGGCATCACATCCAATTTCCTTCCATCACACAAAGTATCATGAACTTCTCTTATATCTGCGAAAAGTACATTTGGGTCTTGCTTGTCGAAATAAAACATACGTGACCCACAACACATATCTAAGATTCTTTTCTTCATACGCTATTCTTCTTTAAGTTCTACTGGCTCATCATCCCAGGTTAATTGCTTTCCGATGAGTTTTTCAATACTACCTTTAGGAAGGTCAGAAAAACCACAATATTCTTCATTCTTAAAGCTAATTGGTATCATCCATTGCTTACGAAGTCTGAAAGGCTTTTTCTCAAAAATACATTCTGAACCATTTTTATCTACCGCTACCCATGCCATAACTATTCCTCCTCTTTCAAATAAGGACAAACAACTACCTTTCGATAATACTTACACATCCTTGTAATCGCAAAAATCACACAAACAATACGCCATACTATTCTACTTTTATACCAAATGGAACTCCGTCAGCAAAAACAAATCTATCGAAAATCTCTTCGAAAAATATAACAGTTGGCGAATCGTACGAAACACCAGTAGTAGCCACCTTTGTGATACAATCTCTTATATTATTAAACCTATCATACGTATATCCAAAAGGCTGATGTTTCAGCATTTCAGCCCAACACTCTTCTGCGTCCTTGAATGGTCGGTATTTTGGCTCTGGCTTGATACGAAAATTGTTTGGTTCTTCTTCTAAAATTCCAATAGGTAAGCCTTCTCTTTCTGTTAGGTCAACCCATTCGCCTCTTTCATTTAAGATTTGAATAGTCTTACCATCTGCAAAGGCAGAAATTATACCTATATTTTTTTTAACGTTTTCTCTTTTCATTGCTTTTTGGTTTAATTATTTTTTCTTCATGGTCTTTCGACCAATCCATAAAAAACTCTCGTAAAAATTTTATAGTATTTTTTGCTTCTTCTTTTGTCATACCTTAGTCCTCCAACTCTTTAAGCGCCTTATCTAAATTATTTCGAGCTATTTGACAAAATCTGACAGAAAGCAAATCGTCAGATAGTTACTCTTTAGCTTTTTTAATATACTCAATAGCTTTTTCTTTGCTCATTATAAATCTAAAATTCATAAACAAACACGAATGGGTTACTTGCCCATGTACCTTTTCCTGAGAGCTTATCTATTAATGCTGCATACGCTTCTTTCGCTTCGCAATAGCAATGTGCCAAACATGGGCTTGCGTCGGGTAAGTATGCGTAACCATAGAACTCTTTAGGGTCATCTACATTTGTATCATAGATTTCGTTTATGCCCTCTGTAAGGCAGTCTTCTTCGCTAATGTCCTGCAATCGTTCTATTCTCACATTAGTGATATGAATGTGATAAGGCATGAGGTCCGCTTTAACAAACATTTTGTTTTTGCAACCTTTCTCGTATTTAATACACTCTAATGGCATCCCATGAATGCCACAAAGGCGATAGAACTCATCATTGCCTGCAAGGTCTATGTATCTTTGCGCAATAGCTACATTTTCTCCAACCTTATATGGTGAATGTTCCAAGGCATAATCAAGCATTTCTTTCAGTTCTTCACCCTCTGCTTTATAAAGTCGGTCTTTACAAGATTTCTTCCAATCAGCAATATCTTCCTTTTCCCATCCTTCATACGTATTAAGACGTTCAAAAAGCATCGTTGGGTTCAGAATGCGTCTTGTTTGAGTCTTTCTTCTTTCAAGTACAGCCTCTGTAAGACCGTATTTATCGTTAAACATAATTTTCTTCATGTTCTCTTCTTTTTTACCCTCTCCCTTTTACAGGAGAGGGTGGTTTGTTACTCAACTACAACTTCCCAATCTTCTGCGAATACATCAGATGAAGAAGGAACCCAAGAATCTGCTCTTCCGTCTGGATTGATGATAAGCATCTGATTTGTGTAGTCAATGTGAGGATTTTCACGGCTCATCAAGATGTCCTTGGCAGACTGAGGGAGTGACTGCATATTTGGAATAATATCACCTGTGATATGGGAAGGAACCTGCTTCACGATAAACAATCCCTTACCATGCCAACCACTACGGCGGATAGCTCCACCTGCCTCCAAGAACTTGATGGCTGTGCCGAAATCAAATAGCTTTAGCAATGGGTTATTATTCTCTGCGGCGTCAATCCTGTTCTCCAACAAGCCACAGTACATTTTCTGAGTCTTGTTCTGCGCATAAAGAAGAACTCTTGCAACAAGAGTAAGCTCGTTAAACTTCTCAGAGCGAATAAAGGTATCACCCTTTTTAAATTTATCAACTTCACTTTCAAACTCCAGTTTCATTCTATCTAAGAAAGTTTCACAAGGCTTATAGGCTTTCTCAAACACGTCCTTAGGAGACCAACTTTCATAGCCGCCCTCATAGACTACCTTGTAACCGTCTTCACGATTCATAGATTTTGGCACAGCTTCATCTTTGAGATACACTTTGCCATCAACTCGCCACGCTGGGGTGGCATCCACAACTTTTGTTCCAATGTACTTTTTCATATCAATTTATTTTATGTCCTCATAGAGGACGGTTAGTTACTCTATTTCCTTAAACTCACTAAGGAGTTCATTATCTGAAAGATTATTAACGGCATCTTTTCCATCATTAAATGTATCATTTATTGCATGTTTATACCAATCCCAGTTGTCAACTCCATAATCCTCTAATAGTTTAAGTTCTGTCTCGGCTTTTAATAAAGCCAGCAAACGATATTTAGGAACTTCAAAACTCATATATTACTATCTATTTATATCCTTTGCAGGATAGTTACTAAAGCTCATCAAGTTCTTTCCGAAATTTCTGTTCTGTTTCTGATACAAGTTGCGAGAATTTAGCGTAGAACTCTTTGTCGCATTTGAGCAAACCATCAAGACACTCTCCAAGTGTTATCTTACCAGCAGTTTCTGGCATTGTTAGCCTTTCCGCTTTTGGAATTAAACTTTTAGCTAAAAGATTAGCACGTTCTAATTGTTCTATATTCATATTACTATCTTATTTATCCTTTACAGGATGGTTAGTTAATCTTCCACTTTTTCAAGGGAAAAATAATCAATTCCCCAAGCTTCGTTTGCGTATTGATAAGGTTCTCCATTTTTCTTTATTTTTCGGATAAGAAAATAAACCTTAATTTCATTCTTGCCAAGAGATATGGCTTCTTTTAGACGTTCTATGATAAAGATATTGCCATCTTTATCTTTCACCTTGTCGCCTTCCTGAAAAGGTAACAAACTTAGAAAGTCGTTCATTATATCATTCTTCTTTTTGCGAAGCTCTGATATTTGTGAATCTGCCATCTTTAAGCAACCTTCTACATTCTGTAATTCGTTGTATAATTCTTCTTTTGTCATATCATTAAAATTTATGCCTCAAAAGGCGGTTAATCACCATATTTATATAATTCCTCACCACTTGAATCATACCCACAACAAGGACAAACCCATCCATCTACTATAACGGATTTTCTGCACTTAGGGCATAAACCTATTACCTTATTAAATACTTCTAAAGTATATTGACAAGCTCTTAAGTATTCTAACTCTTCCTCATCAGATTGGTTGTCAATAAGTGCCTTATATTCATCCTTATCTAAAACTACTACTTCTAATGCCATACCTACACCTCCATTTCTGAGTTAAGTCCTAAACCGAAGAGTAAGTGCTGTAAATCAGAAACACTGTTGATATTACTACGAAACGGATGTCTTCTTATGTAGGCTTCCCAAACATAACCAGTTTGGCTTGACAAGCCTACTTCTGCACCTTCTTCATTTGGAGACAAGTAGAATCCATGACTAAGTTTCCATCCATTCTTCTCTAAAATCTTTGGAGTAAGAGGTATTGGAACAATATCCTTAACCCATGCACCACAGTCACCAAATAGGAAACCTTCATCATAAGCGGTTTTTCCTTTTATGTTGGAAAGAGTGACAGAACCTTTCAGTTCAGTGAATGTATTTCCATCTTCCACTGGTCTATATTTATCAGGATTACTTTCTGTGACTTGGTAAACGCTTCCCTTTTTGGTTCCGATAGGAATGCCGTTTGTCATTACCAAATCTCCTGGAATGTATTTTATCTCTTTATTCATACCCTTTATTTTATTCTTTTAAATCTTATGACAGCTTCTACATGCTCATATGTTTTATAAGAGAAAATATAAAAGAAATATCCTCCACGACTATGGTCTATTCCATCCTCAGCATTAACGTCTACATTGTTGAACTTGTAAACAAATGTTTTGCCATCAATAAACGTCAACTCATACACTCTTGTCTCAGTTTTAATTGGCTCTCTGTTACATGCCGTAAATAACAGTACAGAGAGTAGTATAACAATTATCTTTTTCATACGCTTTACTTTTAAAGTTTATAAGAAATAATAAACAAAACTACTGATATTATTAAGAAAGTGAAAGATAGGCATATACCTACAATACTCTCAGGGTGTATGACGATAGTTGCTATCAAGCTTACAAAGAATGCAGCAAAACTCCAAAATCCAAAAGCTTGTAGCATACACTTTAAATTTTCATTCATGCGCTTATATTTTTAAATTGCTATCTAATTGCAAGCCAAAAAGAATATGTTGGAGTTCATCTACACATTTTATCATAACAGCATAGTCTTTTCCTTCATTGAAAGATACATCGCATATTCCTAAAAAATTATTATATTTCAAAATGAAAGGGTATTCTTGGTGTTTATACCAAATATGGCCAAGACTTCCTCCTTCAGAGCGATAGCATAGCCACCCATTCTTTTTAAGAAACTCTTCCCAAATATGAACATGCATAATATCTTCTTGGCAAATCTTACCCAAACTCTTACCGCTAATAACTTTAAGGTCATAAGAATAATCAATATTGAACGGATAGACGCTACAGACAACACAAATAAATCCGTGACTATAAACTATATCACCCACCATATAACGAGGTGGCTTTCTAAATTCTTTCTGTGCAATACGCTTAACTTAATTAAAAAAGTTCTTTTTAGCCCAAGCTTCTGCCTTTGGCTTAGTTTTGGACTGCTTGTTTTCAACTTCATGCCAAACTCCATAAGGAGCGGTCTTATACTCAATGAGAAAAAGGCCTTTCTCAATCTTTACGATTCTGTATTCATATACTTCCATACGCTTTAATCTTTGCTATTAATGAAATCCTCATACTCTCCAATCGTGATTTCCACAAAGTCTGGATTTTGCTTTTCAGCTCTGATGCTACCATCAAAGTAAACGAAAATGCGGTCTTTATGGCGTAAAAGTTGTGTGATGGAAAATCGTCTGGTGTTAGGAACTTCTATATTCAGTTCCTTCAATACCTTGAAATGATGGGTTAAGGACTTATATGATGTAAGTACTGCGGCTATTGCCTTACCTTGCTTACATCGCTTATTAGGCGCAATAGCTACATAATAGCCATCTTCCAATTTTGCACCGTCTACCTTCTTCCATACCTTCTTATCAAGTTTTTCGTATCGCTCGGAAGAAACCCATATAGCAGTAACCTCATACATCCTATTTATGGTGTGGTTAGGCTGATAACCTTGATATTTTTCAACCTCAAAGCCTACAGCTTCTTCTACTCGTTTCATGTAGGCTTGATACTCTTCAAATTCAGCATCGAGAATACTTTTAATGTATTCATAAGCCTTTGTCCCTTGTTTTGCTTCGTACAACATACGCTTTACTTTTTATAGTTGCTATTCTCCTTATACCCACCACTTACAAGCCATTGACCAAATTGTTCAAGACTTTCTATGTTATATATAAGACTCCATTTGTCACCTATATCATCAGTTGTATAAGCTATAAAAGTCTTATGTGTGAGCACATTCCAACAGATTTCCAATCTGTGTAAAATGGTTTTTATAAAATTATATCTTGCTGCCATACGCTTTACTTTTCTAAAGATGTATATATTCGTTCACTTCACCCAAAACCTTTGTAAGCAGTCTTTTTAGGATTTTCAATTCATCATTTGAATATGTAGCTATTGGATAACCATCAAGAGTAGTATCACCATAGTTACGGCTTATCTTTAATGAGTGTTTGTTTTCTTTCATTTTTCTTTTTTGCTTCTTTATCCGTTTAAAGATTACATTCTTGTTATCTAAACGTTCCTTGGTACTACAAGAGTAGTATTGTCTCCATTCTCCACAAGATTTTCTGTGATTAAAGAAACATCCTTTACAGGAGTCTCCATCCGCTTCAACAACTTCAAGAGTAATAGTTACTCTTTCTCTAACTTTAAGTTCTACTTCCTTAATCATAAGCTATTCCTCCTCTTTAAATATATGAATCTTTTGTATCATATCCTTAGGCGGATTATGAAAGAGGATAATACAGAAGTCGCCATGCTCTTTCGTATACACCTTTTTTAGACCACAACCGACAAGCCAGCCAGCACCATTAATAAACGGCTTAAGAATCTCGTGTACCGCACTCTTTGCGTCCGGCTTAACGATAATAACTCCACCTGTTTTACGAAGCTCTTCGAGTTTCTTCCACTGAGTATCAATATTTTTATCACCTACAAAAAGCTCGTATCCATAAGGATTAACAACCTCTTTATTTATACCCATTCCCTCTACAATTTCTATTACAATAATCGGTTTCATAATTCTTATTATTTTATATCTTTAAATTCTACAAAATCTCCAATACCCAAACGAGCCTTGTTGATGCAAGATGCAATCCATTCCATAAGATATGCAGATGGTTCGCCGCCGTGCTTCATATCAATATCATTTCCGATAGCATCACATACGTGACTTGCCTCATGACAACAAGTTCCCATAGTCATTTCAGCTTTATCAGGAAAAATAGCAAGAGAACAAATTTTCTTATCAGTCTTTCTCCTCAGACTATCATAAACAACGCCAGATGCATTCGTAAAATCATATTCTAAAGTCTCACCGTTTCTGCCTTCAAAACACCTGTTTGCATCTTCTTGGTTCATGCCAATAGCGACACATAACAGTCTTGGATATATAACAGGATTATATTCGTAATATCCTTTCTTCTTCATTTTTATTTCCCTTTCTTTTTAGGAACATATTCATCTAACACATCATCAAACTCATAGCAGTCTGGGCAGTAGTGCTTATCGCCAATCTCTGCCCATTCGCTTTCCATTGCTTGCTCTTTTACTATTCCTTCGTCCAACCAAGCCACAATGCCATTAAACTCATCAATGAAGGCTTTTCCGCATCTGTCACATACGACAGAATACATAGTAACTGGTTTAATCATGATTGACCCCTTTCTTTGGTAGTAAATCATCAATATAGAGCCATCCCTTAAAATTTCTTTTAAAATCTTTAGGACTCATATCATCACATACCCATCCTTCTGGATTACGGAAATATACACATAAGTTTGTACTTCCATTTTTGAACTTAACCAAACATGTAACGCAACATTCTCCTTGCTTAATGTTTGGCTTTTCGCTAACAGGATGCCACAAATCCTTTAAAGCTCGATTATATCCACGTCTAAAACCATACTCGAAGAAGCATCTATCATTATCCGATAAACTATCGTAGTATTCTTTATCGTCAAGTCGTGCAGCAACTTCTATATTCTTATCGTCTATCATAACTATTGTTGTATTAAAAATATAAATATTAACGTTCAAGAAAACTAAGTAAAACAGCATGTTCTTTATATGCGAAAGAATCAGTTCTTCCCATTCTCTCAAAGCGTTTTATTTGCCTTTCACAATGCTCTATAAGTTCTTTTTTTAAAGCTTCGTCCATATCTAACCCTCCCAATTATCAGTCGTACCAATCAGCTTTGCTGTCTCCTTATTATAAGGAAGGATAATTAAGTTAACCAAATCTTCATCTATAGACATACCCATTGGAGTAGCACCATACTCATCAACATAAGAAATGAAACTTGCTTGCCATATAGAGCCTTCACAATTCCGTATCTTCCAAATACATCTGTCGAATGGCTTAAACTCGCACTTTGGCTTCAAATCAACAATGGCTTTCTTCTCTGCATTCCAAGCTTTGCCTTTATTTGCGAGAGCTTCAAAGAGCCGCTGTTTATCTTCATCTGTAGCATATCTTACGGCATTACTATTATAACACCAAGCATTACTATGTGAAAAATATAATTTATCTGAATCATTATCAACCGCAACATAGTAACAAAGGTAATTTTGGTTGTCATATCCCTTGAAAATAAAAACATAATCTCCTTCAAAAAAGCTACTCGGAGCGGCAAGTATATCTCCATCCTTGAACTCTGGCTGAGTCTTCTCAATCTCCAAAGTCTCACGATTGAGTTTGCCACCCAATTTTTCCTCGATGGTATTGATGTAGGTCTGAGCATCATCATCGTTGGCTTTCTTAAATACATAAGTAAGCATTTGGGGTTCTTCTTTACTGTAATCTTCTTCGTCACATTCTTTCCAAAGATAATGCTTGCCTTTAAATCTTGTGTAGGCATCATCCTCAAACTTTTCAAAGATAACATATACATTATCATTACTAACCAAGACATCGCCTTTCTTCCAGGCGAACTTGCGCCAGTCACGCATTTCTTTTGAAGGTACTAATATAGGCTCTCCAAATATGCTGTATCTCCCATCATTGTAAAAAAACAATCCAACTCTATCTTTATCTAAAAGAGTGATACCTTGTTCTTCTTCCGTACATATATCTTCTATACTAAGCTCTCCAAAAGCATCAGTATACAACTTAGTTTCTTGCGGTTTATCTTTAAGAATTTCCGCTATATTAAACTTTGCTTCCATAATCATTAACTTGCTTTATAAAAATTGAACCACACCTTGTTGCTCTTCTTATCCTTATAAACATTACCTTCAAGGTCAAAGAAAACTCGTTTCTTTTGATTGAACTTCTTTGTCATTGGCTGACCATTCATGAAAGTCGTTACATCATACTCAACCAGCATAGAGCCACGCTCGTTATTCGTTGGTGGATAACCTGATTCACGTATAGAACGTACCTCAAATTCTTTGTTCCCAATTTCAAAATTTACTATTACCATAACCTTACTAATTATATGTGATAATAACTACTCGACACCCTTGCCCCCCAATCAAAACAACCCGTTGCGTCGGGTTTAAGGAAACGTAGCTCCAACTTCTTTAACGCGGCTTTGTGCTTCTTCTCAAGGTTGACGCAATGTAACTTCTGAGCTAACTTAATTTGCTCGACAATACCCTTTCGGGCTACTCGATATTGCTTTTCTGACATCATTTTTTGTATCTCCTATGTTTTAATTATTAAACAAAAATCTTAGTTTTTTATAATCTAATTATATACCATACCAGCGAAGCGAGCCGAAGGCGTGCCAGCCTTAACCTCATAAGTGTTGGCATACACTCTACAGATAACCCCTCCATTGGTATAAGTATAGTTATTGAGTATCATATCCTTTATATAGTCAATAGAGGATAAAAAACGCTTTTCTATGTTTCTATATTTGCATAAAATCTCGTTTTTGACCGCAAATTTTACTAAATCAAAGGCTTTCTGTACGCTCACGCTTAATTTCTTAGCTATATACTTATATGATATACCATTCTCTCTGAACTTATCGCCATAGCCAAAACGATTGCAAGCTTTCTTGGCCGCCTTTAACTCTTTCAAGCCTTTAGGGTACTTAGACTGCTGAATCATTTGCTTAGCGTAGTTCTTACGACTCTGTACATCAATGATAAGCATAGTAGACAAGGTATCTTCTATGAACTTTACTTTTTGAGCATAAGCATTCTTTTTAGAATCGTTATTAGAAATAAAATCGATGTTAGGTATAAGAATATTCCTGTGAGAGGTATGACTTTTTAAAGACTTGAAGACAAGACAACGTCTATTCTTGCCAGTGAACTCAATCAATCCCAAAGCTTTCAGGGTATCAATGCGCTTGCGGACAGCACAGGCACTTACTCCCGTGATTTCATGAAGCTTATTGATGCTCCATCTTTGCACGGCAGAAGATTTGACCCTTGTCTTTATGAAAAGGGAGAATGCGATTGCTTTCCTTTGTTCGGGATTGCAATACATATCGTTCAATATCTTTCTGCGTATCTCCATGATGCTTTAAAAAATCAAGAGCAGCAAAGAAATGGGGATTCTCTGCTGCTCCGTATTTAGTAGGTTTTGCAACCTTACGTAAATCCAAAATCATACACTTGCCAAGCTCCCCATAAGCTCATTAAGCATTAGTGTTATATCTTAAACACACCGCAAAATTAATAATAAAAGTTGAAATCTGCAAGTTTATTATTAAATATTTTTAATTTATTAATAGTTAATAACGTCTTATTAAAGGTTTTTATTACTTTTGCAACATAAAACCTATTAGTTCCACAAATTTAAAATATAAAGAGATATGGTATATAATCAAATCCAACAATACGAGATATTAGACCAAATTATGAAAGCGGTATGCAAAGGAGGTGATGTAACATTTATGCAATTATGCTCGACCTCTAAAAGTGTAAAACTAAACACATTAAGAGGTCTGTATTGCCTTATCAGCAGGGATTATTGTATTCATCCAGACCGTGCGGCTCGCTTACTCTGTCGTACAAGGGCAAACATTATCAATCAGGCAAGGAAATATCTACAATATATACAAGCAAAAGATAAATATACAATAACTATATATAATCAAATTATTAACATATTAAACAATGCAAGAAAATGAAAAGAAATGATTATGAAATGATTCTTCCCGACCAACTTTTCCCAACGGACAATGACTTAGAAATCCCGACCCTCGACATTGATATGCAAGCCAAGGAGTGTCAAACTCCTTTCCTTTGTTTTGGCGAGCAGAGAAGAACCTTTAATCTTTACGGAGCTGGCTCTTTACACTTCTATACCGATGATTACCGCTTCTCAGCTATCTACGAGCACCCTGAAAAGATATTGCAACATCATCCTGCCGTTATCGTTGAACCGAATTTTTCGCTCTATAACGAGATGCCAGTATCGTTCGGCTTACAGGCTATCTACAAGAAACGTTGGATTGCCCGTTGTATGCAAGGCAAAGGTATTGGTGTATTCGTAGACCTTAACGTTGCGCAGAAATTCTACCAGCTCAATATGATAGGCGTACCTCGTGGATGGCGTGCTTTCGCTACTCGTGGATATTCAGATAGGCTGAATAATCTTGCCTTCGAGTATTCTATCGCAAAGGATTGGGCGAACGGGAAAGAACCACTTTTTGTTATATACGGAGGTGGCGATACATGTCGGCGGTTCGCCCAAGAGAATAATTGTATCTATATTAATCCCGTTGTTACAACAAAGAAAAAACTCGCAGCCTTACAAAAGATACATGAAGGCATCGCATTCTTGGGTGAAGAGTTTTCTGTAAAGAAACAACTTGATAAGATAACACCTTTTACACATCAGTTAGAGGATTTCCGTTCTGAAAACTCTAAACAAATACAGAGTAAGTAGAGTTGTTTATGCGAGATATGGCATTTATTTGCTGTATCTCGCTTTCTTTTGTACCTTTGCATCAGGTTTTAAATGTGTTGTAATAATAATTGTATTAGTTAAGATTTGGTTATCTAAAATAATAGTTTACTATTTTATCTACAAGCAGCCGCCTGTGATAGGTAGCTGCTTTTCTTATTTGTATAAACAGCATAGTGTCTAAAAATAATCATAAGAAGCTATTAGTTAAAATTAATTTGTTTATACAGAAGTTATTATTCGCTATTAAAACATTAATAATCTCCGTAACTTTGCAATAATAATTATTAAATGGTAAAGTTATGGCAAGATTAAAGAAAATATCACAGAACCCAGCCATCGCAAAGGATGAGCTTCTTGTAAAATTGGGGTTCCGTGAAATGATAGACATTACAAAGCTTGAATATAACGAAGGGCAGATTGAAGGTTTGTCGAAAAACCCTCGATGGTTACATGATGATGAAGGTGAAAAATTAAAGAAGTCTTTAATAGATAGCCCTGAGTTTTTGGAGTATAAACCATTAATGGTTTATGCTATGGATAACGGTAAATATGTCACAATTTGTGGAAATATGCGCCTTCGTGTCGCCAATGAGCTTCGCCTTGATGGTCATTCTGAGTTCGATACCATGCCTTGTGTTATCCTCAAAGCAGATACGCCTATTGAAAAAATCAAGGAGTATGCTATCAAGGATAACGTGCAAGCTGGTAATTGGGATTGGGATGAGCTTGCTAATGGTGAATGGGAAACCGATGATTTGCAGGATTGGGGCGTTGATTGCTCTTTCCTCAACACCGATGAGGATGATACCAATATTGATGAGCTATTCGAGGATGCTCAAAATACCGAGAGTAAAGCCAAAGATATTAAGCTCTCCGTCCATATTCCACAAGAGTTGGAAGATAAGGTAGATGAGATTAAGGAGATTATCAAGTCTGCCGTTTCCGAATACGAAGGTGTGGAAATAAAATAATAGAGAAATGGAAGTCTATCTTGCGGGGGGGCTTACTGGAAATCTTAGTAAGTTTTGGAAAAGTGTCAGTATAGAATTATATATAGCAGGGACTTTAAGCAGACCCTATGTTTATGAAAAGGCTATGGAAGTTTTTTTAGCAGGTGAACACCCAGTAAAGAACGGCAAGGATGCCGATTGGGAAGGATTAAATATCTTGGAAACTTACTATTATCTACAGAATAATAAAGAGTTTCCTCGATTGATAGGCAATTTTCAGAATTTCCTATTAGATAGTGGTGCTTTCACATTTATGTCGGGAGCAGGTGTAGTTAATTTCGATAAATACGTGGAAGGATATGCTGCATTCATTAAGAAATGGAACGTAAAGAATTTCTTTGAGCTTGATATTGATTCAGTTGTTGGTATCAAGGAGGTTGAAAGACTTCGTGAAAAGCTCGAAAGATTAAGTGGACGTAAGCCTATCCCCGTTTGGCATAAGTCACGAGGGAAAGAGTATTTTGTTGAAATGTGCAAGAATTACCCTTATGTGGCTATCGGTGGTATCGTAACCAAAGAAATACCTATCAATAAATATGAGAAGTTATTTCCTTGGTTCGTGAAGACAGCACATAAATATGGCTGCAAGATACATGCCCTTGGATATACAAATATCAGAGGATTGCATACGTATCACTTTGATTCCGTGGATTCTACAGCTTGGCTTTATGGTAATATGAGCGGTTCTATATATAAGTTCAATGCCAAGAACGGAACTATGGATAAAACCAAAGCACCTGAGGGCAAGAAACTTCGCTCAAAGTTGGTTGCTGCACATAATTTCAGCGAGTGGGTACGCTTTATGAAGTACGCCCGTGCAAGATTATAAAAGATAAATATTTAAATTTTAATTAGTTATGAAAGATTCATTAATTATTGTATCAGGAGGTATGGACTCAGTAACTCTCCTGTATGAAAAGAAAGAGAGCATTGCTCTTGCTATTTCTTTTGATTATGGCTCTAATCATAATCAGAAGGAGATTCCTTTTGCTAAGTTGCATTGTGAGCGACTGGGTATCAAGCATATTGTTATTCCACTCAACTTTATTCACGATTATTTCAAATCTTCTCTCCTCGAAGGTGCAGAAGCTATCCCCGAAGGTAATTACGATGATGAGAATATGAAATCAACCGTAGTTCCATTCCGTAACGGCATCATGCTCTCTATCGCTTGCGGTATCGCAGAGAGTAATGGATTGAAGAAGGTGCTTATTGCTAACCATTTCGGCGACCACGCTATTTATCCAGACTGCCGCAAGGGCTTTATTGATGCCATGTCAGAGGCAATGAAGAATGGTACTTACGAGGGTATCAGCATTGATGCTCCTTACACCAACATTACGAAAACAGATGTTGCTCGCCACGGCAAGAAGCTTGGTATTAACTACGCTGAAACTTGGAGCTGCTATAAAGGCGGTGAGAAGCATTGTGGTAAGTGTGGTACTTGTATGGAACGCAAGGAAGCTCTCCGTGATGCTGGTATCCCTGACCCAACTGAATACGAGGATGAGTAAGGCAAGTGGAGGTACACGAAACTATTCGGGTAACCCTAAGACGATGGCTAAGAGAGAATCAGAATTTCAAGCCATCGTCTCTACGGGCAACTATAAAGATAGCTATTTCGATAAAAGCGGCGGTTATTATGTGGTACATAACGACCATAATAAGATTGCTGACCCGAATATCAACAAGGAAATGTATGCCGCAGAAGTTCTTGCCAAAAAGGGTTATCGTGTATATTTGATGAGCGAAAACTCATATATTACGGGAGCGAAGAAGACTGATGGCTTCAAAGAGCATTCCGTGATGGATATGAAAACCATCAATTCGGCGAGTGCCTATAAGGTAGAGAATAGCTTGAAGGGTGCTGCAAAGCAAGGAGCAGAGGTTGCTATCCTCATACAGAACACTAAGGCTATGACAAAGGAATATGTCAAAGACCAGATTTCTATGTATCTCACTCATGCAAAAGGAAATGAAAGAGGTAGCTTAAAAGAAGTTATTGTTGTTGGCTTATCAGGCAATGTTCATCGCCATAAGCTTTGATAAAAAAAACGGCAAAGCAGGTACACCTCTTTGCCTTTGAAGAATAAGCGTGAAATCGAGCAGCCAGTGTACTGACCCACTCGATTTATTCTTCTCGGTCGCAAAATTAAGAATAAAAATTGAAATAACAAAGTAAAAGAAAGGAAATTATGTATTACGTTTCAAAAAGAATGGAGATTGCCGCTTGTCATAAGCTGAATCTCTCTTATGAAAGCAAGTGTGCCAATCTTCATGGTCATAATTGGATTATTACTGTCTACTGCAAGGCTGAAAAGCTGAACGAGGATGGTATGGTGATGGATTTTAAGCATCTTAAACAGAAGATTCATGGTTATCTCGACCACGGAAATCTTAATGAGCTTTTGCCTTTCAATCCTACCGCTGAGAATATTGCGAAGTGGGTTACTGAGCAGTTCCCAGAGTGCTACAAGGCACAGGTACAGGAGAGTGAAGGCAATATCGCCGTTTATTGTGTTGATAAGATGATTGACGGAAAGGAGGCTCTCTAATGGCTAAGTACAAGGTAAACGAAATCTTCTACTCTATTCAAGGTGAGGGAAGACACGCTGGCAGAGCGGCTATCTTCGTCCGCTTCTCGGGTTGTAATTTAAAGTGCCCTTTCTGTGATACTGATTTTAAGAAGTATGAGGAAATGGGAGCTATTGATATTCTGGATAAGATTCAGTTACTTTCACCCGATTGTAAATTCGTTGTCTTTACGGGCGGTGAGCCTACATTGCAAGTTGATGAGGAGCTTACTACCCTTCTCCATAATTGGGGATACTATATTGCTATTGAAACCAACGGAACGCACAAGATTCCAGGTGGTATCAACTGGGTTACTTGCTCTCCTAAGTGCTTATTCGTTAAGGGCGCAGAACCTATCATTAAGGTTGCTACTGAGGTGAAGGTTGTCTTTGATGGTGAGCATGAAATTACCGATTGTGGTATTGATGCAGATTACTACTACGTTCAGCCTTGTGATACAGGCGATGCGAAGAAGAATGCTGAGATTCTGAAACAGACAGTTGCTTTCGTAGAGGCTAACCCTAAATGGCGACTTTCCTTACAGCAGCAAAAGATTCTCAATGTGAAGTAAATTATTTTACCTATGAATAAGAGGAAAAAAGAAAGCCCAACAAAATATCGTCCTATCTGCTTTTATTGTGGGGGGTGATTTGTTGGGATTCATCAGGTGACCGCAGCGAGGATGATGATTCAGTAGTGGACTTCTATCATTGTATGCAATGCGGTGCTTCTTATGAGGTATGTCAGCCAAATGAGGAGGAGAAACAAGATTATAAAGAGTACTGGGAGAAATGCCAGCAGAACCAAAATAAATAATGAAATATGAAAGATTCTAATAAAGTTCAGATAGATTATAATTACTATAAGACTGCTATCAGTGCAATGGCTGAACAGGTTAAGGATAAAGGTAAAAGCTATGATGCAATCTACCCTATTCCAAGAGGAGGCTATTTTACAGCTATTCAGCTCTCTGAGTTGCTTGGCATCCGTATCGAATGCGATATTCGTAAGATTACCCCTAAAACCCTTATTGTTGATGATATTTGCGATAGCGGCAAGACTATTGAGGTATTTAGCAACTACGATACGGCGGTTACCTTCGTTAAGGAACGCTCTAAGGACAAGGTATCTTTCTGTGGTGGTATCGTTGGAGCTAATGATTGGCTTATCTTCCCCGATGAGCACGAGGTAACTGTTGAGGATAATATCGTCCGCATATTGGAGTACATTGGCGAAGACCCTAATCGTGAAGGCTTAAAGGGTACACCCGACCGCATTATCAGAATGTGGAAAGAGATATTCAGAGGTTACGACCCATCACAGAAACCAAAGATTACGACCTTTGATAACGGCAAGGATGGTATCGTCTATGATAACATGGTTATCGACCAAGGCGATTTCCATTCAAACTGCGAACATCATTGTGTTTGGTTTTGGGGCAAGTATTGGTTCGCATATATTCCGAACCCAAAAGGAAAGATACTCGGTATCTCTAAGATTGGCCGTGTGGTTGATTACTGCTCCGCTCGCTTACAGAT